CTACCTACTAAACCTGTCGTAGCACTAACACTCTTAATCGTTCCTGTTTCACCCTTATCACCACGAGGAACAGTAATGGATATATCTCTATTGGATGCATCCCCCGTAGCCACAGCACTTGCTGCTGTATAAGGTAAGCCAGTAATAGCAGTGATACTGTTAATGGTACCAGTTGCCCCTTTATCCCCCCTTGGGATAATCAGAGCAATATCTCTATTAGTAGGATCACCAGATACTGTTGATTTAACTAAACTACCTTCAATACCTGTAGTTGCAGTTATACTGTTAATAGTGCCTGTGTTTCCTTTGTCTCCACGAGGTATTGTTAAGTCAATAATTCTATTTTCAGGAGTACCCCCAAGAATTAAAGCTGCCTCTGTATACGCATTACCTGTTGCAACTGACATAGATTCAATAGTACCAGAGTAGCCTCTACTACCTCTAGGAATAGTGAAAGATATATCTCTATTGGTAGTCTCTCCTGACAACACTACAGAAGCTTCACTACCTACTAGACCAGTTTCTACAGATACTGAGTTAATTTCTCCTGTCAGTCCTGCAAACCCTCTGGGAGACTTAGCTACCTCTATTATCTCAGTCTTACTCTTGGTAATTAATTCTAACTTAGCCATATGATTAAATCCCTCTGGGAATTGTTATTGACGGATTAACAAGTAATTGGAAAGTCTCACTAGCTACCCTATCCTCACTTAATAAATCTGTAAATAAGATATCTATTAAGTACTTACCCGGGTAAATAGATACTAAGTCAGAAGAAATAGTAAATTCACCTAAACCAATATCACTAGCATCTACAATTAGGTTACTTATAAGTATCCCGCTTAGTGTCTTAACATCAACTTCAACTTTAGTACCTGTTAAATTAGTTACAGTACCGTCATCTTCTGTGTATCTACATAAAATACTAAGACTGTCATATTGTTTAATAGTTATGGTTTCATACATTATAAACCCCTTATAAACCACGAAAGACATATAGTAACCTTCTACATGCCTTAAGTAGTAATATTACTTTTACGTACCTGTTATAAAATCAATAGTAGATATATTCCCAAATGCATTACCATAATTAAATATTCCTGCTTCTAACGGACTATTACCCAATCTAGTAATTGCTAATGGGTCTAAGACACCTGATAATCCTGTGAAGTATTCCATACCTACATGCTGTGCAATCGTACTACCAGCCTTCTGATCTAACCTATTCATAAGAACTTGTTGGAATCTAATAAAGAATTTAGTAAACATGAATAAACCCATTCTATTCATGTAGTCAATACCTTTACCTGTAGGTACGTCATAATTAATGAAGTTATCCTGAGCTAAAGTAATAGCATCTTTCATTGAAGTACCATCTTTCATTACATGATTAGCCAATGAGTACTTAGCAGCTAAATCAGAGAACTGTGTAGAGTGCTTCATAAAATCATGTAATGGAGTACCAGGACTCATAACAACCCATTCAAATGCTGTTCTTACTTGCTCAGGTACGTATCCTTCTAGTTCCTCTATCTTCTTATCTAGATCAGACTTGAAACCAGTATCCTCAGTATTAACTCCAATGTCCTCTACAATAGTAGACATCAATCCCGCTTCCATAAACGTGTGCATAGGATTTTGTTCCATCTCTTTTAGAGCGATATTCTTCTCTCTATTCAATCTACTAACCTCTTTAGGTCTAGACTGATTAATTGATAGTTCAGTATCTATCTCTGTAATTCTACTGGCAAGTTTTCTATAGTTACCACCATTACGCCATACACTAATCATATCCTTCATTTGTTGTGCTGGTGGTACACCATGTAGTGAAAGAAGTAGTGAGTTAGCAATAATGTTACCCATCAATACTGCATGATTACGGATAACAATAAAGCTCTTCATCTTATCAATACCTTTTTGGTATAACCTTTCAGCTTGAAGTACTTTAGTTTGTGCTTTCTCTCCCATAACAGCTTTGGCTACTGTAACTGCTAGTTTCTCTGCTGTGTTGCTATTATCTGTTTTAACTGCATCAAACATGTCAGATATAGAGTAAGCTTTAAATCCAAATACTGCGTTGTAAACGTTAGACCTTACTACTATAGGATTGTCCTTACCAAACAGTTTAGTAGCCTCCTCTTTGAAAGCGTAAGGCATCATTTTCCACATAGTCTGAACATTGGGATCTTTAGAGTTAGGGTCTAATGTCACATACTGTCTTGGGTCTGTACCATAAGATTTACCAAAGTCTGTGTGTAATGCCCTTGCTACTTCTCTTTGAGACTCCGCAATAGTTGGTTTAAACTTAGCATCACTTTGCATGGTTCCTAACATTTCAAAACCATTATTATTACGTTCTAAGTAAGTATCCCTTAAGTTACCACCCATCTCATAACCATAACTCATAACAACACCTTCACTATTATAAGCAGCTATTAGATTACTCTTAGTCTCCTTTCTAGGGTCAAAACTCATATAATCAGTACTATTAACTCTAGAACGTCTTGCCTGCATCTTGACTCTCTGAACTCTATTAAGATCATTTAAAGAACTAAGATTGTAGACTGTAGTACCTTTTGCATGAGTATCTTTCATATCTAAAGCACCAGATACATAATCTTGATATAACATATCATCGTGGAACATTAACGACCTTGCATCAGTATTATCTGACCTATCTTGCTTAAGTCTACTATCTGATACCTCAACCCATCCTTTTAATTTTAGCTCATCAATCTCTTTCTTAGTCTCTGAAAAGACCAATGATTTAAGTGGATTAGTTAGCTGCGGTGAGTAACCTTTGATATAGCTGTAAGGGTTCTCACTAAACCCTTTTTTAGCTTCTATTGCAATGTCCTTATGAGTTTGAAGTATGGCTTTAACTCCTTCTTCTTCTCTACTCATCAAGTCTATTAAAGTAGTTCTGTGAGTCTGGTCTGCATAATCAATAGCATATAGGCTTGCTAGGCTATCAACAGCGTCTCTTATATCAGTATTCATATTAGACATATCAGTCTCATACCAACTGTCCTTACCAATAGCAATGTTTTCTGCGTTCTTAACTAAGTGCTCACTACTCTCTTCTTTAGCCATGTACAGAGCTAGTGATTTAGTCTGAAGGATCATGTCATTACCATTACTGAAACCAAGTATCTGAGTTTCTAATTTAGAGACTTCTAATGCACGCTCTTGAGGATTCCTAATTAACTTCATGACTCTAGCTACTTGATACCCTTTACCAAGTAAACTCCCTATATCAGTTCTTAGTATTACCTGAGTCAAGGAATTATTTTCAGCAACGGTTAGGTCTTCTCCATTATTAGAGAAAACTTTCATTAAAGCTCTAACAGTATTCTTCTTAACAGTATCCCTGGTTTGACCTACCTTATTAGTCATACGGATCAATTCTTCTACAGTAGCTTTCATACCTTTAGTACGAACTAACTCATTTAAGAATTCACCCCATCCTGACTGTCTACCGCTGGTGTTGCTGTTGGGCCCCATTGCTGCATTATTTCTAATGAGCTGTTCACCAATCTCATTGATACCTGTCTTTCTAGCTTTAGTCATAGCTCTAGTTGCTGCTGCTAATCCACTATTAGCTGGTAAGACACTTGTACTCATATCTACTGCTTGGAAGATACCGTCAATCAATTTATTAGTTGTCCAGTTTAAGGGGGTAGTAATTACCTTTAGAGACTCCGTGTACATAGTGTCTATTTTGCTCATATTATTACTGAGAGCTCTCTCATTAATCTTAGACAAGTGATTCATTAATTGGTCTACTTGCTGGCTATTGGGCCCATTGGTTCCTAATACTTTGCCAGTGGTAAATCTGAACATATTCTCAAGAGCAGCCATCAACTTATCAAACCACGTACCTTGACGATCACTCTTACGCTCACTACTTAAACTATCTACCAATGTTCTAAACTCTTCACTAGTAGCAGCAAGAGCAGTAAAACGTTCTACTTGCTCCTTATAGTTTTTAGCATCCTGAGCCATAACATAGTTCAGCTTACGCTGGGCAATAGCAATATCACTCGCTGTAGCTGTACTAGAGTCACTTAAGAAACTTTCTCTAGTAAGCTGTTTAGTTACATTCTTAAACACCTCACGTAGCTCTTGTGCACTCTTAGATCCACTATTCTTCTCTAGATAGCTATTAGTTATGGCTTTAACAATCTCCATGGTATACAGCTCTTTATCGCTAAGTCTGAACCCTGCTGCTATAGCTCTCTGAGATATGTTATCAATGATACCCTGTACCATTGTCTCATCCTCTGGACTTCTATTGATACGATCACTAATAGTACTGTCTAGGATGCCGTTCAGGTGCTCTACGTGCTCACTTGATACATTCCCCTCAGATAAACTTTTAAGGTTCTCTAGAGGACTCTGTTGAGCATTAGAGTATTGATTAGCCTTTAAACCAGCTTTACTAGCCTTGAGTTCTTGCTCAGTTAACCCTTTAATGGTTATATCCATCAACTGCTGCATTCTAGAAAAGTTGGCCACACCCTTTAAATACTTCTTACTCTTTCTTTGCTTATCACCAAACAAGAAAGTCTTAACAGCTCCCATGAACCTTTCAAGGTTAGTTGCTCTCTCACTGACAGTATTACTCATTGCATAGTCTTTACCATTAAGGTTAGCAACTATCCATTTCATATGCTTGGCTTCAGTCATACCGTAGGCAATCATCTCAAATACGTTCTCAAGAGTTCCACCTTTCTCTGTCATTCTTTTGGGTGCCTTAGCTGCTAGTTCTGTATGCATAAGTTGCAATTCATTGAAAGCAGCTCTCACCTCTGGATCCATAGAATAAAGCATCTTATTAGTAGTTATAGCATGTACTACTTCATGTACTAGTACGGCTGCTGCTTCTCTTGGAGTAGATCTCATCATCATACTTTCAAGTAAGACAATCTCATTAGTAGTAGGTTTATAATAACCATTACTTTTAATACCCTCTTCCTTACTGATAGTTACTTTTAGGTCTGGATTAACAGACTTCATAGCATCTATTACATAACGAAATAGACTACTCTCTACGTCAGATATTGGATCCCCAGTTTTATTACTTTTAGATACGAATTGGGCTAGTAAAGATTCAATTTCATGAACCTTTGGTTGGGTATCTTCTTCTGTATTAATACTACTATCAGTATCTTCGTATACTTTACTTAAAGATGTACCTACTTCATAAATAGTGTCTTTCATATTTTGTATCTTAGAATCTACTTTTGCATACTCTAGATCTACTGAAGCTCTATCAGCATCAGTAACTAAATATTCAGCATTCTCACCAGCATACTGTTGAACGACTCTCATAGTTTTGAGGGTATCTAGTTTATTATACTCAGCATCTTTAACTGATTGATTAAAATCACTAAAGATAGGTAAATAGACAGCTGTAAATACTTGACTCATTGTAGATGAATCACTAACTATTCCTCCATCCCTTGCCTCACTTATAGCAGTTTCTAGGCCTTTATTGCCTATTAAACCTTCCACCATTTTCTTGATACCCTCTTCATAGGTAGCTCTACTTATTTCCTCGTTCTCTAGTAGTTCTGTCATACTCTTAAGAGTACGTTTTAAACTAGAGTATGACTCTGCCTGTACATGGTATATCTTCAATGCTTCAAAGGTAGCTTGGTTCTGTGCTTGCCCCATAGTCATATAGTTACTTACACCACTATCACCTTGGTCATGGATGTTACGGTTTACCTTACCGCCCCTAGCACTGGCCCAAGCAGCAATGAAAGCATCTACACCTTGAACTTGAGCAGAGCTCACAGTGATCCCTACAGACTCCTCTATCATTCTCATAATAGATGAGGCTACTGTAGATGACTCTAAGTTACCATCAGATACTCTCTTACCTGCTGTACTACTATTAGGGTTACCCTTAAGAGTTTTCTTATCTCTCATCATGTTGAAGTCAGAATCACTATCCTCAGTTAGATTATTGAATGGGGTTCTAACACTTGGTCTAATCTTAGCTAATACACTTTCTGCATTCTCCATGTAATAAGCAGCAGGCATTCCTTCAGCTTCAACAATGGCCCTAACCTGTTTATCAGGCATGTCTTTGTATAGGTCAGACTCTTTCAACGACTCTACATAAGCTTCCTTAGCTTTATACTCTGCCTCTCTTTTAATAACTAAATAAGCTTCAGAGTTAGCACCTTGCATCTTCACGTTACGATTACGTTCTAAGATGAATGTACCAGCGTACTCTTCTATAGATTCAAGAATAGCTTCAGATATACCTGAACTATGCACTTCTTTCATAGCCTTGATCTGTTTGTTATCAAACCAATATTCTAATACAGCTTTCCCTTGAGGTAGGTTTACTTTAGATCCAATAACATTAGATAAATCAGATTCCAGCTGTAATTTAAGATCAATGGCTTTCTGGCTTGTCTCATCCATAGCAGCAAGTTTCTTAAATGACCCTTTAATATCTTCTAGTACCTGACTAAAAGCAATCTGTTCTAATCTTTTATTACCAGCACTATAACCAAACGGTATTAGTATAGCCTTCATGAACTTACGTTCTTTGATACTAGTATTAAGATCAATCATAGACTTAGCCACACCTGTCTGCGACTCTAGGTAAGGTAGTAATATGGTCTTTAAACCTTCGTAGTAATCACCTAAATCTTTAATCTTACGTGTATCAAAGTAACCTTTCACTTGCGAGTATTCTTCAGCAGTAGTGATAATACCTACCTGAGCTAAGAATCTGGCTTTAGCCACACCCATTTGAATAGTACTGATAGCGATACCATTATTAACACCATCAGAACCAACACCAATAGAGGTAGTAATTTTGGTATCACCTTTCTTAGATGCTTTCATTAGCTTTGTTAGCTCAGATAATACTCTGAATGAACCAGCTCCACCTTCCCAAAAACTTACCAGCTCAGTTATGCTATCCATATCCAATTGGTTGAACTTATTAGGATTGTTCATCAATATATCCATAGCATCTATTGCTTTGAGTACTTGAGGATCTGAATTTAAATAATCAAAAAACGGATCAAGAGCTACTTCACTAGGTAATTTATCTACAGTGAATCCCTGAGAGAATGCAGTACCTTTTAAAGCCTCTCTAATTAAATTCTCAGTACCTTCAGCTTGCTCCATAATCCCACGTAACATTAAACCAAGATCACTTGTAGTGCCATCTTCGTTGAACCAGTTAGGAGTAGACTCATTCCATTGAGAGATATCTATCTCAGACTTAAAGTTACCGTATTCCACAACAGATCTATGTATCTTACTCAACTGAAAGTTAACCATATTAGAGCCATAGTGCATACGATTATTCTTAGCACCATAAACACTATCAAAGAACTCTTCTCTGTTGCCAGTACTGTCCTTACCTAGAGTACCCACAAAGTCCATCATGTTCTCTATCTCACGGAACTGTCCTTCAGCAGCAGATTGAACGCTATGCCTATCACTTACGTGTTCAGCAGCTAACTGTTCATCAGTTACTTCAGCTTCCATCATTACTAATGCATCACCACGGAACTTTTCCATAACTAACATAAGAGCATCATAAGAATCATCGTTTACACGCATAGGCTCATCTTGCATGACTGCCATATCAGCAGCTTGCATATCACTAATATTCTTAGATGTACCTCTAATAGACTTTTTGGTTTCCTCTGGCTTCTTCATTAAAGGACTGACTAAACCAATTTCACTACCAAAGATACTCTGCATGTAGTTAAGAGTACCTCTACTTGCATCTACTATTTCCTGTAGTCTTGGATTCCTATTCTTACTGTCTTTATCAACAGTAGATATGAACGTAATTAAACCATTACTATCATTAATATCCTTGGAGTCATTACCACTATTAGAGACTAACTCACCACCTACATCAGTTATATTCTGTATGTGAGTATCAGAAGACATTGTTCTCATGTGAATTAAGTCAGCAGACTGCATAGAGTTAACAATCCACTCGCCAATACTATTAGCAAGCTCAGACTCTACTTCTATACTACCTTTAAGATTTGATTGAATATTTAATAACTGCAAAGTCTTATTACCCAAACTAGAACTCTGAGTATTCTTAATCATAACCCCATCAATATACTGATCTCTTATATGACTAGGTATACTATCTTTAGATTCAGGATCTAGGTTAAGTAACTTACGAATATCTTTATCTAAGTTTATGGTTTTATTGCCATACTCACTTGACCAATCATAAGCAGCTAAAGCAGCAGCCGTAAGAGTATTCTCATCAATGTTACCTTCAGCATCCATTAGATGAGACTTCAAATCTTGTGAGCTGAAATCGTTTTTCACTGACCCATCATCATTGTATGTGATTTTCTTTTGGACAAAGGTATCCATAAGATGTATAGCAAGCTCATCTCTAAACTTCAGGAAGTCTTCCATCTGCTCTCGTTGAGCTCTAGAGGGACTTAAATTTGCAAGAGTGTTAATCCCCTGCATTAAGTCTAACTTGAGCTTAGACGCAAGATTAGCCACTCCTGATAATGGTTTACCCTTACTGGTTACTTGTTTAAACTTAGCCAATAAGTTATTCCGTGAATAATAAGATTTTGCCATTTCCTCATCAGAATTGGCTTCTAACATATTCTGGAATATGCTTGCTTTACCCTCCTCAGTATTATTAAAACTAACTTCTTTATTCATGGCCTGTACTTGAGCAGCACGGGCTGTTATCTCTAACAACTTGTCATACATAGTTGCTATTTCATTGTTATTACCAATCTTAAAGAATGAACGTAATGAATCCACAATCTTCTTAAATACACTACTCTTAGCTTTATTATTTTCTAAGTTATAACTAATAGACTGAAGGTATTCCATTATCTCAGTATCAGTAGTCGCAGCACTCAGTAAATTACTGTTAGAGCTCAGCGCATTCAACAGACGTTTACGTAAGTTAATATCCAATTTTTCATCTGTACCTAATAAACCATTTCTATTAATGATCTGTTTTATATAGGTGATATCCTTATTTAATTTAACTAACTCAGATCCCTTATAAGATAGGTTATCAGTACCCGTACCCTCTAAAGCATTTACTACATTAGAGGTACTACTCTCAATGGAGAGTCTAGCTATCCCTTTGAGTATATGTTCACCGTTAGAAGGATTAACGGTAATAGTATTAGTCTTAACATCATAAGAATTCTCACCTTGTTTAGAGATCTTTAGTTTTAAGTTAGGGTTAAAGTTGTTTAATGTATTAATGATACTTGTGTATAGAGCCTTATCTTTGGTAGTAATGTTCTTCATATCTAAATCATTTATAAAGTTAGACATTACATCAACTAATTTATTTACCTTACTCACCACATCAGTAGGTAGAAGTGTTTTACCTACATACTCAGTTTTCATCTCAGGCTCAACTACTGACTCTAAGTTATAGTTGGTTTGAGTATAAATACCAGTTACTTTCTCAGGGCCCTGTTGTAACCATTTGATTACCGCTTCATCACTCATTGTCTTACTAGGTGTAGTAAATGATTCAACTGGCTCAGTTCCTTGTACTAGGGATACATCCTCAATCTCATTAGTTTCACTGTTTCTATTAATAAGAATTTCCCACACCTCATCTGTGCTCTTCTCTGTGTGAGTGTATTGGTTTGTGTATTCCTTATCACCAGTTGCACTCTTATTAGATTTCTCATTAGGAGTCTTAGTAGGCTTAATAGGAGCAGATGCTTTTCCAGCCTTCTTTCCTGCCTTAATAGAGCTACGTTTTTTACTCTCTATAGGCTCTGTAGTAGCGTTCTTAATCAGTTCAGCATTGTTTACCCCTAACTCACTCTTAAGCTTCTCATTGAGGTACTGGAACGTCTTAGGAGCTGATGCCTGTATATTGGCACCAAGACCTGTACTTGGGAAATCAGTATTGGGATTATCAGCAAGCATATTATCTATTTGAGCTTTATTTTCTGATAGGGTTTCGTCTGTGGTTGTGTTTAAACCAAATTCATTAACCTTATCAAAACCTAACATCTTATTAGTTAGACCACCTTTCTCAGTAATGGCTGTTTCTAATTTAATACCACCCTTCTTAGTATAACTTTGGATACGTTTAACAAGTTCAGAAACTTCTTCTTTAGACTTTCCTTCAATCATCTCTGACATGTCAGCTAAGAAGTTAGTCTCTGAATTATTAGCAGGTTTTACATAGCCATATAGGTCTTTGGATAGGTCTTCTATAAGTTGAGGTACAAACTTTTCGTACTTACTGGCGTACTCTTTAAAGTCAGTAATATAGGTACTTACAGGTTTGTTCTTATTCTGATCACCCAACCAACCAGGCTTACCAATATTATCAGCAGACCCATCTTTATTAGGGTTTATAATAGACATACTAGAAGTTATACCCTCTGCATCTTTTACTCTTCCTAAGTAAAATCCACCTTCAGGAGTTGCTTGAGAATTATCCACTGGTGAGTATTTAGTAGAGGACACTGGAGCCGTAGGCGTAGGTGTCTGATTTACAGGTACATTAGGAGTTTTAACCTTAGTTGGAGTCTTTGCTACAGACGGAGTTACACCCTCCATCATCGTAGTGGTACTGGTTTCCCAAGCATCTCTTAGATTAGATAACACTTCAGATTCTTTTGCGATAGCAGTAGTCATCTTATTACTACCACGAACTTCTGTACCTCTAGCAGCTTTGTATTCCGCATCTGTAAACTTAGTCGCATCTACCCATAAACCATCTTCATTAGGGGCAATCTTAATAGGGTTAGCACGACTAGATTTAGGTATTAATCTTTGAATTAACTCACTTTTAGACTCATGGTTTTCAGCAAATCTATTTAAGAATCCCATATATTTATTAACTGTTTCTACATCATTCACAGCTACAGCTTGAGTTAGTATTTCATTGTACTGTTTAACACCTAAATGTCTGGTTTGAGGATCTCCACTCTTACTTTTTTGATCCCCTTCCATAATGTCTTTAGTGACTTTATTTGTGTCACGCAAATTAGCCATCTCAGTTTTTATACCAGATAGCACACGCAATGCCTCTTTTTGTTCAGTACTCATTAATGGATGATTATCAATCTCGTCATTAGTTAGAGTACTGAATGAATTTCTAATAACAGCTTTACCACGTTCCTTAACATCTTCCATCTCTTTAGTATTGGCAGTTAGTTCTGGACTCTCCTCAACATTTAGCTCTTCAATATCTTCTATAACTACATCTTCCCAAACATCCTCTTCTTCCTGTACTTCAGCAGTGGTGTCCATAGGAGTAGTAGGTTTACGGTTCTTACCTCTTTCTTGAGCGTCAGTTACCCACTTAAAACCAGGACTGTCAGTAGTTCCACCACCACCCCATGCTCCACCATTCTTTTGAATACCAAAATGTATCTTACCTCTTTTACCCATGTAACCAGCACCTATGGCATTAATACCATTGGCAGCAGCTTCTTCTACAATCTTCTCTAAAATAGGTAAGTCTTCTTTATTATTCCAATGAAGCTCCCTACCTTTATATATAAGAACACCATCACCTGCATGTCCGTCATTATGCGCTGTACTCCCTACTTTACCTCTGCTCGTAGCTGATTGCCCACCTGAGTTAATATCGTAGGTGACTCCCATGTCTTGTAGGAATCCTAAAGCTTTCTCTAGTTTACTATCTAGTTTTTCATTACGACTAGCACCAGAATTACTATACTTAAGATAGTTCTTAGGATCCCTTGCAGTACTTGGACTAGAACTACTAGTTTTATTGGTTTGCATACTTCTTACGTTAGCTTTAATTTTATTAACGTAATTACGAGTTTCCTCAGGCATTCTAGGTTTCTTACCAGCAGCTCTATCAGCTATATATTGGTCAACGTTACCCATACCCCAGTTGTACGCCATAAGAGCGTGGGTAATATTACCTTTATACTTATCCTGTAATTGTTTTATGTACCTAACCCCACCATCAATATTCTGTTCAGGATTAGTAGAGTCATGTACACCCAACTCTTCAGCCGTATCGGGCATTAGTTGCATTAGGCCGCTAGCACCCACAGGTGACTTAGCATTAGGATCAAATGCTGATTCTGCTTGTACCATGGCATTAATTAATGTTGGAGCCACACCATACTGCTTAGCCTTCCCGTCAATTAGATCACTATATTTACCCTTATTAGGTGATACAGTTGGGGCCGTAGCTGGAGCTGTGGCAGCCGTAGGCGTACCATTATTCATAGAAGCTGTACTTGTCTCAGGTACTTCTATCTCAGCACTAGCAGCCTCTGTGAGAGCTGTTCTACGTGCCTGTACTTGACCTATTTCTAAACCAATCTTAGTAAGAAGTTCTTTCTGGTTCTTTTGTACATAGTTCATGTAATTCTTGATTTCAGCTTTAAGAGGAGTCAATTTCTCATTTTCAAAAGCATCTTTCTGAGCAATCAAATCAGCTTTAACTGTAGGATCAACTTCAGCTCTGATAGCTTCATCTAATTCAAACATCTTCTTGTCAGCTTTATAACTAATATCTTTCATTGAATCTAAAGCAGCTTTACGAACTTCTGGGTCATTAGAACCTTGATCTCTGATAGCTTGTTTGTATGATCTAGATGGATTGTACTTAGGACTTTCTACATCTGCATTCTCATCAGGTTTTCCATTAACAGCTTGATCTTGTTCTACTCTTCTTTGTTGAGCTAATTGAGCATCACTGGCTACATTATTTAATATATTGGGGCCAAGACCCAATCCAAAAGAAGATGTAGCACCTAAAGCACCACCTTGAGCTGCTTTACCACCTACACCTTGCATAAGAGGATTACCCTCAATGTAGTTCATACCGCCACCCTCAATAGGGCCTTCCTGTGTAGCTTCTTCTAAAAACTCTTTTGCAAAACCAGATGCAATAGCTCTTGGAGCACTAGCGGCTGCTATATTATTAGAACCACCTGTAAATAGTCCATCCACATCAAAGCCTTTACCACCAGCCATAAGCTTAGTAACAGCACCACCAGCAAAACCAATACCGCCAGCTACTGCAAGATTCCTAGGTGTTAGTTCAACATCTTCGTTACGTGCTATCTGATTTACTGTATTAAGAGATATAGAACCACCAGCATTAATGCCTGCTTTAGTTCCTGCTCCTAGTTTATTAAGGTGTCTACTACCTTTAATAAATTTACCGCCAATGTACATTTCCATTAAGGATTGAGGTACTACCTTAGCAGTATCTAGACCTAGCATATCTGGATTATCTAAGTAATACTGACCTGTCTGTTTGGCACGTTCAATCTCCCCTATATTAGGATTTTCCATTATAGAGCTAAGCTGTGCTCTTTTACCTTTAGTAATCGAAGATTCTTGATCATTCCAATAATCCTGTGCTTGGTTAATACCTAGAGCATTAGTGGTATTATTTATCCATTCATCAGCAGGAGTTGCTTGTTTTCCTGCAAAAGCTTCTCCTATATTTCTCCAACCACTACCTATAAGTGCACCACCAGTTGCTACTGTATTAGCCACACCAACACCACCCCCTGCTACTGCACTTAATAAGTCTTTCTGTTTCTCATCCTGTCTTCTAGCTAGAGGCATACCTTGCATCACAGCCTCACTTTGAGCTTGAGCAGTTATTGCCTCGTATTCATCATAGTTAGGGAAACTTGACTGAGGTGCAGCTGTCGTATCAACACCGGATATCTGAGCCAAACGATTTTTAGCACTATTCTGAGCTTCCCGTACTGTAGCTGGAGCATTTATTCTAGCTTGTGCGAGGATATCAGTAACGGAATTATTCGTAGCCATAGGACTCACTCTTATTTAAGTATTATATTAATGGTACTGATTGTACACAGATTGATGTATAGGTATCAAAAATAAAGCCACTTATTAAAGTGGCTTTATTTCTTATCTATTCTTAGCGTCTTGAAAGACCCCTAGAAATGTTTGACTTCCAGCTACTGATTTAGCCCTGGATTTATTAACAATCTTAAGTTGATTCTGTACTCCTTTAGGGAAATAATTAAAGTGTGGATTGTCAGTACCTAGCCCCATCTCAATAGCTGCTTTACCAGCAGCTACTCCAAACTTTCCAGCACTTAAACCATTAAATACATCTAAGTAGTATGTTCTAAGTTTATCCCCTACTTTCTTCTTGTCCCCGTCAAGCTGTTGTTTAATAAGATTAGGCATAATCTTATTTAACCTATTAGCTTCGTTAACAGATAATCCCCATCTACTAAACTGATCTCCTCCTGTCATATATCTTGAATATACTTCATACTTTTGCTTTTCACTTAACATTTCATCTGTATTTTCAGCGTTGGCAGCATGACGAGTAAAGAATCTATTAACCGCTTCCATTGAGTTTCTGTCTCTAGAAGATACATCTTCTCCTCTGGACTCCATGGAATATTGAACAAAGTCTTGAACATCCTCAGGGTTAAGAACACTTTCAGTTAATTTAGTAGCGTTACTTGCTACTCTTCCAGCTACTGCTTTCCAATTAGTGACAACATTATTGTTATCATCCAAAAACCTCTCACTTTTATTACCTCCAATAGAAAGTGATGTTTTATCAAGAGCATTTTGTATATCATTTCTTGTTGAGTTGGTATTATTCATAACCTTTATAGCATGAAGATCAACCTCCATACTTTGATCTTCATCCATATTATCTAATCTCTTTTGTGCGGAAGCAATATTAATTGCTCCTGCATTTAACTTTTGATTAGTAGATGTATTGGCTTGATTAGCTTTGTTCTTACCAGATAACTTTTGATTTACAGCTTCTTGGAATCTATAAACTTGCGCATTAGACATAGGCCCAAATCCCGCTAAATAGTCAGCCCCTGCCTGAGCATTAGCTAACGCTTCTGGAGAACCTTCAGCAAATCTATCTCTATTTCTAATAACATTTAAGTAACCATCTACCTGTTCATCATATATTTTCGCCTCTGCACTAGCAGCATCCTCTTTATTATAACCCTTAACTGTTCTATTATTTTCTACTTCAGTAATTTGATTGTTTAAGCCTTGACCTATAACCCTAGCGCTAGTTAGACTGTTTTGATTAATGGCTTGATCTCTACCTACCAGTACTCCTGACCTATTATCTTGGTAAGCATTCATCTTAGCCATGTCTGCCATCCTAAGATTGCCTTCATTATCCATATCTGAAAGTTGTTGTTGTAACAGTTGTTTCTTAGCGGGATCCCTTAAGTCAGCTGCACTCTGACTGTTTATCAGGCTTTGCATGTCACCCTGTACCCTATTCTGTACCCCCTTCATAGCATCATCCCAAGTCTGGGTAAGACCTGCAAGAGCTTGGTTTCCTTGATCCATTGATAACTTTAATAAATCATTAGAATTACTAAAGTTAGGGGCAGCTATTTGATTAAACCTATTAACAGCCATATCTTATACTCCATACTTAGTCATATAATCTTTCACTGATTTATGTTGGTCAGGGTTACGTGCATATCTAGCTGCCTGTCTATCTGCTAGTCCAGAGTTGGTCATTTTGGCTTGTGCATCAAAGTTCTTATTGAAAGCTTTCTTTTGAAAGGAGAATTGATCTTTAGCTAACTTACCTGCTTTATGTGCATTGTACATTCCATATACACTGGATACCCCACCTAGTACAGCAGCTCCTTTTTCACCAAACCCCATCTTATCCCACGCTGATCCTAAAGAACTTTCTCCTTTATAATTGTCCGATATTCCTTCAGTCTTTCCCCATGCAGTATCAAAAGCATCAGAGTTTCCAGATAAACCGTTTACTTGGTTTCCATATTCAAAAGATCCACCGTCTAACCCAAAAGTCTTAATAGGATTAGGATCAAAGTTATTAGTACTGGCAATCTGTCCAACCGTGTTCTGCTGTTGTTGCATAGCATTTGGTTGATAGGCTCCTCCATTCATATAACCCCCTACAGAAGATGGTCCAAAACCTGAGGGAGCAGCATAGCCACCAGAGAATCCAGAATTAGGGTCAAAACTTAATGGTGGTAATTGAGTAGCAGCAGGCTGAGGATTGTAATAGTTCTCGTTAGGCTGTCTTCTTGGGTATTGATTGTTCATCTTGTTTCCTTAAGTAATTAATAATACGTCAGTAATGTCTACAGAATTAACAGTCTTTATATGCTTGTATTTAGGAGGGGTTGTGTATATCTCTTCAAAGTATTCAACCATATTAACTGTAAAGTCATAAACATCTATCGTGGTTAATCTAGTATAGAACTCTTTAGCGCTCTCTCCCAAATAAACTTCTATTTGGTTTATGGGCCCAGTTAACATCATTAGACTAGGGGGAATAACTCCAGTATCAAGCATATCTTGAGCAGCTTCTAACTTCTTCCATTGGTCATCAGCATATTCTTTGAAGTCATCCATCTTACCTTTAACTGTTTCTATACCTATAGCTACAGACTTACCATGTGCATTTTTAGCTATATTTAAACCATTCATTAAAGCTCTTGCATCTATTACTTTACTGAAGTCTATACGGCCTGTTGCGGCCAAAGTGGCTAATGTAGCAATAAATGCTATAACTGCTACTAACTCTGAAGACAAGCCTATAGACACTGCAAGTTTAACTAGTAACCCCACAGCCAAGTTTACAGCTATACCTATCACTATGGTTGTAGCCACCGCTTGTAGTAAAGCCATTAGTGTCAGTCCAGATCCGGGGATTACTATATTTATAGCAATAGATATAACAACCAGAACTACTTTAAAAATACCGGTTTGATACCACTTTGTTTTAACAACTTTCATTGTGGTAATCGTTAGTTGTAATGACCTGTTTACAAGTAATTCTTGATCTTTTAGAACGAGACTTTCTACTGCTATTTTATCTAAAGGTATAGTTAAATTATCATCACCACCACCAGCAGTAACGGTTTGACCGTAGAACTTATGTCTCATAACTAAACCAGCAACTTCTAACTCAATGTACTGACTGGTATTTATCTGTTTGATTATGGTATGTATACCAGTATAATTTAAGGATTTATACTTAACACAGTGATCTCCTATCTCTAGTTCTACTCCTGCATTATTTTTAGCAATACCATTCTTAATACTTTTACCAGTCTTCCAAAAGCTTATCTCTTGATTATATGATCCATCTCTAACACTTTGATTAATATTACCTTTCTCATTAGAGAGTATTGGGACTTTCCTATGACTGGTTGGAATAGTGCCACTCACTTCTCTTAAAGAATCAAAATAATTAAATAGATATTTACCTGTTGTTAAATCATCTTTATCTTTATTAATAGAAACTGTTAGATGTAAGAACATATACTTGTAATCACCATCTACTTCTCCTATTGCTTCGTGTAACTGATCAGTGATTTGCTCTATCTTTAAACCAAGTTTATTAAGCATTTTAACTGTGCTTTCTCTTCTAATATTATCTTTAGGTAAATCCTTCGTATACCTAGCATGTTCTCGTATGTATATGCGAGGGTAATACTGACCTATACTTTCTTCATAACTTACTGAAGTATCTACTTCTGGTATACCACCTGATTGATACTCGTAACTGAATATCTTCATGACTCCATCTACTAAATACATGGCTTGAATGTACTCATTCTCAGTAGGTAAGGTATTAGGCTCCCTAGACTCTATTCTAATTCCCCACCAATCAAATATAGGAGGAGTTTCTTCTACTTCTGCTTCTGTGATAGCTGGATTTACATCTTCTAAGATTATGTCTAGTATACCTTTTAAGACCTCCCCTCCCTTCTCATAAGCGTATACTACACTTAGCTTACTATTGAGCCCCATAAGGATATCTGGCTGCTCTCTGTACGGATTCTCTTCTCTCTCAAAGGCCGCTCCATAAGACATACTTAAACCATTCTGTTCTAAGTTACCGTCTAATAAATACTTTTCATAAGACCTCTGTGAGAGAGTTAATTGACTACTGAATAGATAGCAAGGCGTGCCTTTAGATACACTAACTACTTTAAGTTCATTTGACTTAGAGCTATAACCAAGATCCTCAAATACCTTACCCCAAGCATAGTGATACATGTTTTTACTATTGAGCTTACTGTATATAACCTCTACTACACCTGTTTCTTGTGTATTCAAATAAGTCTCAAAACTATTATTAATATCTTGAGTGGCTGTGGTACTTAGATAAGATTGAGGTAACCCATATGTATATCTATCTGTATTGGATGCCAGATTATAAGCTGATCTAAACTTCTTAGGCATAGATCCTTTTGCTGCGCCTAGTAGACAATCACTTATTGATTTCCCCCTCATGTTAGGTTTTGTCTTAGTCTTTTGCTCGTATAGATATCTTTGCATACCAAGATCACTTGAGCTATGAAAGTTCTTACTCTCTAGTAACCTCTCTGTTACTGAGTTTACATACGTCTTGCTACCCATAATATTTTACCCATAAAAAAAAATAGGACATTGTTTCCAATGCCCTATCTTATATTAAAACCTTTAAGGGATAATAATATCAATCCCACCCATTACTGCCTGTACCGCACGTCCAATGGTCGCATCTTCTAACTTGTTATTATTATCCTCCAAGTTACCATCAGGGTCTGCTGTATGCCTAACGTTCCAAGTATCAATTAATAGCTTGGCCGCTGTCTGCTGTGCACTCCTTAAGAAAGTCTTAGACTGCTCAGTGATTAACTTATTATTAAGATCAGTAACTGAACCCACACCAATAACTGTACTGTCTACTTGAGCTTTCTCAGTAATTGACTTCTGTGAATACAGATCTGATTGAGAGTTAACCAATGATACTTCAGCAGGTAGTTTATTAGTTAGTTCATACTTAGTAACTAGTAACTGCGCTTTCTTAATTAGTATCTCTTCATTTGCTATATCAACTTGAGTTTGTTTAATTAATAACTCTTTAATACTCAGAGAAAGTTGAGATTCTTTAAGTTGAATATCTTTATTAGCTGTATCTACTTGGGCCTGTTTAACTAACAACTCTTTAGCAGTTATTAGTAATTGGCTTTCTTTAATAGCAACTTCTTTGTTCATCAAAATAAGTTCTTGAGGTTGTTTGAAGTCACGATTAAAGGTTTGCATATCCAACTCAACACCTTTCAATAATGTACCAGCTACAATATCTAAAGATTGTTTATCCATCTGTTCTTTCTGTGCTGCTAAGTTCAGATTTTCTTGAGTTAGTTTTGCTTGTTGTTTTATAGTTAGCGCAGTCTGCGCGTCTGTGCTGGCAACTTGACTAGGTAGTTGTATGTTAGTGATGTAATCTAACTGACGGGTATTGGCCTCAATATTAGTGGTTTGTATGCTCTCTCTAACTGCTTGAGCTTCTACTAGTAAACATTGCTTAGTAACTAATACCGTATCAGCACTTATCTTACCAATTTGAGCTTCAGTAGCTTGGAGTTCTAACTCTAGTCGTGCTCTTGATGTAGCGTACTGAGTGGATTGTGCTAATACCTGACCCATAGTCATAGTATAAACGTTGGCGTAATCTGTGGCTCTTATTCTATTAGCATCAAACTCTTCTCTTAGATGAGCTTTAACAGACTTCATAAGGACATCAAAAACACCAGCACCATTTACTGTACCATCTGTTAGTTCATTAATATTAAAGTCTACTGGAACTTCAATGGGTATTGTATCTGGCATCTTCTAATCCTTATTTATTATGCATCAATAGCGTGACGATTCTCTTGGCTACGGCTTAACTCATCCAGTTCTTCTTGGGTAATTTGATCTAAGATATCTACGTTAAATGCTTTACGCATTTTAGACTCACGAACATCTTGACCATTAACTCTACGAGTAGTGAAGAATTGCATCTCTTGGGCTTGGATCTGTTTAAGGATGATATTGGGTACTTGGTATTCTGTATTAAATAAAACAAATTTACTGACAATACCCAATACAGAGTTACCTGCACCAAATAATTGACCTTGATAATCTCTCATGTGAGCTGCCACTGGCATAACCATACAACGAACCAGTTTAGTATTCTCAGCAATCATATCTGCACGATCTTTCTCTGAAGTTCCTTCAGAATCATCAAAAGAAGTAAGTTCTGCCATAATTTGTTTGCGTAGATCTTTAGCGGTGATGTTCGCTTTATAATCTAGCTTTAGAATGTCTGCTTGAGTTTTCAGGTTTTCCAACTCTGTTGGTTGGGCCGCTTCTTTCTTAATATCTGTAGCCATTATCTTATACCTTAAAATTAAGTTAAATAAAAAAGAATAGCCCAGTCCCCTTATAGGGACTGAGCCACTAAGCTAACTACATCTTAGCTGAAGTTTTGATAACAGCAATACGCTCAGTACGTAGGCCCATAAAGCCGTACCACCACTTGATAGAACTGAAACCCATTTCGCCATACGGATCATTACGATCAGCAGTTTCAATACCAGGTTTACGTGTAACAGTTTCAAACTTGTTAGACTTACCATCAGTTTGGAAACCAATAGTAGTAAATGACTCATCACCTACAATTAAGATTGGGAATGCATCATAGTTAGCACCCGTTGCATGATATGCACTGTTTGGAGTACCAGCACCCGCACCTGACCATTTAAACATGTTAGGCACAACGATGAAACGGAACTCACCTACAGAACCACGTTCGCCTTTAAGCAAAGTAGTACCAGCTGAATATTGATTGACTGGGATGAATGCACGCTCACCATGTAGATCTTTCATGGCTTCAAGTGTATGAATCATCTCTGAACCGCAATAAGCAACACGGCAAGCAGGAATAGTCTTGGTATCAATATTACGAGTACCAGTAATAATCTTGGTTTGCTTAGGTGTACGGTTGTTGTCCAAAGTAATTGCAACACGCATCAAATCTGAATAAGTAAGCTCAGAGGTGTTATCAATAGTGGCGTTAGTAGTAGCAGTACCAGTGTAGTAAGTAGTAGCTGCGTTGGTTAGTAAATCAATTTGTAATGCGTCTTCAGTGATTTGCATGGCACCAGTCATCAGCTCTCGCATGATGTGGTTCATCAAATCAGCATCAGAGTCAAAGTTCATTAGATCTTTAGACCATTCTGTGAAGAAACCAAACTTCTCAAATGTACCTTCAATCTCTTTACGTTTAAAACCAACACGGTTAACACGACCACCAGTTTCACCAAGCAAAGGTAACTTGCCAGGAATCAAACCAACGTCTTTGCTTGAGCCATAAAGGTTACCATTAACTAGTTCAGCACCAGAGGCATCAATACCTTGATCGTTAATGTTGGCATCATCTAACAACGGTAGATAATGATACTGCTTAATTACTGTACCTGAGTTCTTAGGCATCGTACGTACATCAGCCAACTGACCAAAGTACTGTTCATGACGTGCTTCAATCAGGGATTTTCGCTCATAAGCATGCGGATTTAACTGTACGGAACCAACAGTACTGGCACCGTCGTTATATGTTTGACCTTGTTTAGTTGCTACTGCCATCTTAAAATTCCTTTAAATTAATATTTGGATTGTTGATCCATCATGTCTAGAAGCTCTTCATCAGATACTTCTAATGGATTAAATGATTCTTTGGCATTAGATCCACCTGACTGTGGGCTAGCTACCTTACGTTTCTTAGAACTATTACTTGCAACTTTAGCCTTAGGTCTTGGTGCCTTAAGAACTGGAGCTGCTTCTTCTTTTTCTTTAGGTTGATTAGCCTGCGCCATAGCATTTTCTACCTGTGAATACGCTTCAATATACGAGACATCTTTTAAACGTCCACACATCCTTTCATATTCAATACCGTTAGTAATCTGCCCAAACATCCCACTGTCCATTTGCTGATTTAACACCCTTAGTACCCCAGGGTTATCAACAATGAACTGCTTGCTTTCAGTGTCCCACGACCCAGACAAACTCTCCAACATTTCATTAAACTTAGGAGAACTATCTAGTTCTTGCATAACTTCGTCAAGTTTGCTTTCTTCATGTACCTTATTAACCGCTACATAATTGTCACCAGCATCTGAGTCAAACTCGTATAGATCTGTACCACTATCTTTAACAAGTTTCGCAATCGCCTTAGGATCCTTATTATGTAAATCAATTAAATAAGATATCTTCGCAGGATCTGCTAAGCCATGTTCTTGTAAAGTCTTAACAATAGGCATTACAGGTTTTAGACCTGCCATCTTTTTACTATAATTAACGCCTTGTTGAATTAAAGCTTTAATATCCGCTGGATTAGTAACCCGCATATCTTTACCATTGGCTTTAAATTCAGCAGTAACCGCATCATAGAAAGATTGCAAGTCTTCTGTGCTTTGGCTATCAGACTTCTCTTCCTTATCTTTCTTAGTCTGCTTATTGCCCTTTTCCTCACCCTCAGCATCTACATCTTCCTGAGTATCTTTATCAGAGACATTGTCAGCAACATTGGTATCTTCCTCAAGATCTTCCTCAGTATCCTCGTCTTCCTGTTCAGGAGTTTCCTCTGAAAAGTCTTCATCACTAGCAGCTTCTGTTTCTGATTGATCGTCAGCTTCAGCTTCTAATGCTTCTTCCTCTTCTTCTGGCGTTTCGTCAACAGGTTCTTCGTCTACTAATTCTTCCTCTTGAGGTTCAGGTTCTTCAGTATTCAGAGTATCTAAATCTAAATTAGCTAGCTCTTCATCGGACAAATCATATAAATCAGACATTAATTTAACTCGCTGTCAGGGATTGACTTAGCTAATACTAGATCAGCTTTGGCTAATTGCCCTTTAATAGTGGTTTCGTTTAAGTAAGTTTGAAAACGACTTATAGCATCTAAGTCTTCAACAATGTTACGGTAATCTGAGGTATCAGTACTATAATTAGATAAATCTTTAATTAGTGATAAAGCATGAGCTTTACAGTAACCTTCAAGAAATACCTCCTTAAAGTCCTTATTGACCATTAATCTACCTAAAGCATCTGCATTGCCTACTTCACTTTCATAAGTTGCAATTTGCTTAGTTAAATCACTGCGTGTTGACATTCTTACCTTCCTGTTTAATTGTTGTAGTTATAACCTAAACTGTAGGCCATAACCTAATTTATTTTACATTACGTCTATAGCTACACCTTCTGTACCCATTTCAGGTAAATCTATCCCAGGGCCACCAGATAATTCACTATCAGCTGCTCCTTTAAGAATGTCCATATTATGTTTATCTTTTTGAGCTTGAGCTTGTCCTTGGTTCTTCGCTTCCTGATTCATGAGGTTCCCCTCATTGATTGCATTCTGCTTCTCCATGTCATTAGCTTGCTTCATTCCTGAGTCTTTCTCAGCGAAGTTTAGGGCCTTATTACTAGCGTCCCCTTCTAATGATTTAGCTCTGGCTTCCTCAACAGACACTTTAGTCTGATAAACCATGGCTTTAGCTTGTAGCTCTGCTGACTCTGCTTGTATCTTCTCAATTTCAGCTTGTTTATAAGCCAATTCTAATTCTTGCATCTGTTCTTGGAATGGATCAGGAGATGGCTCGTATTCTTCAATCTTCTTAGCTAGATCTGGCATCTTGCGTAATGTGGCAATCTCAACCAGAATAGTCTTCATTACTTCTTGACCCATGGTTTCACCCATAGTCTGTAACATGAAAGCCAACTCTTCTGCTTTAGCGTTGTCTGCTTCAGCTGTTGAAATAGTAAGAGTAAGATCAAAATCACCTGCTAGATCATCTCTACGTACTGTGACGAACTCACTGTTAGTAACACGTATTACTTCTTCTTCTGCTAAGAACTCAGCATTCATTGAGATAATCTTACGACCAATCTCTTTAAAGCCTTCTGATATTCTTCTTAAGATACTTAACTCACGTTTAGAGACTGCATCTAATACGCCTCTAACACCTGTGGCTGTACTACCAAAGTTAACTGCTGATAAACCATCTTGACCAAAGGCTTTGATGCCTGACATGGATTCAGAGTCATTCTGTAGCAATTGAGTCATCTGCATAGCAGATTGTGGAATTTCAGGGAAAGCGTGAGTATGTATATGTGCTCTTGGATCAAATCCCATGTTGAACTGATAATCTTCACCTTTACGATACTTAAGCTGATTACTTACATCCAGGAATTGTTTACTTACACCAGTCTGACCGTTAGCGTTCTTACCCATGATATCAATCATGCCACGAGTAATTGCGCTTAGGATTTCTTGGTTATCACCTAATAATTCAGCATCAGGAATACCATACACTGAGTCTTCCTCAGGGATATAGTTAAACATTACGAATGGTGGTTTGGCATCAGGAAAAGGATTCTCTTCCATACGGATAACAGTGCTGCCTACCCAACTGGTAGTAAATGAAGTTGTCTCACCAGAACCGTCAATATCACGATAACCCCAATACTCATAAACGACTAACTTCTTACGAGCCTCATCTTTAAATTTAAAGTTCTTGTTCTGGCTTGCATTGTCATGGTCTAGGCTACCAGACTCATCATAGTTTTCTAGTGAATCCAAATTCTTAAAGTTACCGTCTTTTTTTAAATCAGATAGCGAACTCTCATAACTATAAATAATAAATTGAGCATTATCAATTTCACCATTACAGGTAGGATCTATATAAATATTCTTGGTATTACAGACTTCTACTGTTGGCTTATTAACAATGGTCTTCATTGACTCAACTTCAACTTCTTCTGACGGCATAGCAATAAGCAACTGTTGTTGCTCCATTGACATCTCCATCCCTGCTTTTAACTCTTCGGGTAGTTGCTCGTAGGAGTCAGGTTCATTGACCTGCATTTGGGAGAGTTCTTCGTACTTTTGCCCTAGCTGTTCAGCCTCCTGTTCTGTAGCTGGCATGTACTCGTACTGCATCACCATCTCTTTGATCTTGACTTCTTTAAATTTCCAGCCAAGACGAGCAACTACTGATCCGTCCTTTACAACCTTTCTGACTACCTTATCTACTAAATTAACTTTATCTAATTGAGTATTAAACTGCCTATTTATCACTAGCGAGTTTTGCAACGCTCTAGGCACATCTTCATGTGTTAAAGCTTTAACCTCAAATAAGTTATTAGTAGATAGAAAGGGTTCAGATAAGGCAGGACAACGCCACTCTACTTGCTTACGTATAAGCTTTACGTTAACACGACTGGTTTTGGAGTCATCACTTCCAAACTTAGGTGCTTCGTACAAGTTGTTCCACTTGTCAAGCTTACTTATAAAAGCAGAGCGATCATTCTTAGCTCCTTCTAAATCTTCTTTCAAGTCTTCTAGAGTTGGTTCATTCTTCCAACTTGTTTGCTTCTTTTTCTTAGTGGTACTCTTATTAATTTTGATATCACCACTAACAATCTCTTCATCAGAGTATTTAGATAAATCAGGTCTAGCCATTATACAAACCCTCTACTTCGGAAACCGTTAAATTCATTAAGACCGTCAACATCAATACCTTGCTGACTTAACATCATTATTTCATCTTGATACTTTCGTTCATAAGATACTCCTTCATTCAGGTCACCATCCAATTGATTAACTGCACCTGCAAATAAACGAGAAGCCACAAAGTACATCAGAGCATTAAGATATGAAGAGGGAAGATTAACTTCTGTGTCTAGTGAGATATCTAATTCAGTGAGTACTTTATGACTTGCTTTGTACTCTACACGCAGATCATCAGTAATACCTAATTTATTATTAAGCCTAAATTTATTAACATCTCCTAAGCCATATTCATAAGCATCTAGTCTCTTATTGTTTACATACACATCTAATATTTCTATAAAATCGTCAGTGTTCACGATATACTCAAACTGATCAGGAACCACATCTATATAAGCGTTGGCCCTACGTAACAAAAACCTTGTGTGTAAATCTTCCAGTCCTCTATTAATATTTCTAAGTACGATAACCATCTTGTCTGGTTTAATATTAATCCGGTCTTCAGCTAGGTTTAAGTTAGCTAACTCACCTGACGCTAAAGCCTCCATGATATAAGATACTTTCATTATTTTATTCCTTAGACGATGTAACTGTTTAGAGTTGAATAAGATTCTTCTGCTTCTAATCCCCATATGTTATCCCCTGCCCTTTTCCATTTTGACTCCTCACTAGGTAGCCATATTTGCATAAGAGACAACATAGAAACGGTATCTAAAGCATCATCATGCTTGCTCTTGAAACCGCCAATAGAGGCCTGACTAATTTCTAATAGCATTTCTTTTACTGGAACTGTTAACTTCTTTTCAATCGGAAAATGAAATCTTCCTAGTTTAAAATCTGGTACTGCCACGTTAAACCTTTCAAGCTTAGTACCTGTTGGTCTAATACCTGCTTTACTTTCATTACTACTAGAAGCTAATAAGAAATAAATATTCCTACTCATCATCTCTCTTTCTATCCAAGAAATGAAACCACCCTGTTGTCCTGATACTTCTACACCTACTGATAACGGTTTATATTTAACAGCAAACTGAAACAGATTATCTATATTAACGTCCATTGTCTGTCTTTTACAAATACCATCTACCCAATAATAACTTCCTTTATTATTAACGGCCCAAACACTAATGAAACTAAAGTCAGCAGACTCCTTCTCACTGGTTGCAAAATCAGTAGTAATGTAGAAATTAAAGCTACTCCTATTATCCATAAGATGCGACAAGGTAAACCATTTAATATCATTATCTAATACCAGCCTATCTTCATCAGACATAATCTGTAGCATAAGCTCTTGGTAGAAACCGTTAACCTGACCTTGGGCCAGAGACTCCTCGTACATGAGCTCTACGTAATCATAATCAAACCTATCTTCCCACGCACCTCTAAACTCCTCCCTACTACAAGGGAACTTCTCGCATATAGGATAAACACTTACATCCCATGCACCAGACTCCATTGCCTCATATAAAGGATCATTAGCATTAAAAGGAGTACCAAGCCATATACATTTAGATCTCTTAGGATGAAGTGCATACTTAATAGCCTGACCTACTGTATCTTTAATGGCCTGAATAACAGTGGGTGATCGGGAATCATCGTTAGATACTAAATCATCCATGATGGCCATTTGTGGCCTGGTCCCCATTTCCTTAACACCACGAATACCAGTATTATGGGTACGTGTATAACCCTCAGTTAAGTATTGATGAGAGTCGCTATCTATAGCTATACACTGACTAGGAACACTTTCAATAGGTTCAATGCTCTCAATACCTATCATATTTCTATAACGTTCTTTAGGCTTAATACGACTGGCTTTACGAGGTATACGAGCACAGTTCATAGTATTTAAAGTAACCTCTATTTTATAGTATTTAAGTCTACAAGAAATATGTGCTGTACCACCTAACGAGCGTACAAGTTCTGCTAAACCATCTACTAATTTTTTAGAGTTACTTGTGTACTGACATCTACCGTTAGGGAGTACTGTACCATCTGTATCCATTAAGCCCTGAACTAAGCTCAACCTTTGTGAAATACTACCTCTTTGGTACATATCAGGGATAAACTTAAAGTCACCATGACCTCTAATACCTAAGTCTAAAGTATGCTTATTTAAGTCCATAATACTGATAGACATGACATTAGTATTTCTCTTATCCACGTATTGACTACCTAACCTATAAGGTATCTGTGTCTTATAGAATTCCCAATCATCTTTATGGCAGTGTAGAACACTAGCTCCGTTACTCTTAATACTCCCATCACCTAACAACAAACCAAGAGTATAAGGATCAATAGGTAACTTTTTCTCAGTATATTTTACTGGATCAGTATTCTTAATAAATGCTAAATCGTAACCTCTTCTATGCCATAACTTCTGCTCCATTAAGTCTTTAGTAGATATGTCATATTCTTCATATCTAGCTATATTATTGGGATTAGTGTTTAAAACCACACTATTAATATGATCATCACTAACATCAATAGACCTACCATCTCTAAGCTTAATGCGGTACATAGGTTTATTGAATATCTCACTCTTCTGGGTAATCTCTCTCAAATCACCCTCAGGACTATAAATCATATCTCCAATAGAGCAGTCCCCAATAGTGGTGAAACCATCTTCAGTATATAACTTAGATGATAATGGCAATGCTTTAGCGCCATAACCTTTAACAACAAACTTAGTGCCATTAATGTTCTTAAATTCCCACCTAATATCAGTTAGCTTAAGACCACTCTTAGGTAAATACTTCTGTAGAAAATCACTACTTTCCCAACGAGATTCTAAGTTTTTTCTCATTGACTTAACACCGTTATCAATACTATCTGATACATATAGGACTAGCTTGACCCGCCCAAAGGCGGGCAAGCGTCCATACACTGCTAAGAATAGAATAAGATACTCAGCCATTAACGTAGTCTTACCAGCACCACGAAAGATCATATTAGCTACGTTTCTAATATCCCCATCTAACTTGTCCAACATCTTTAAGTGGATAACAGGGGATACGTTCTCCTCCCCTTCACCACCATTAACCAATTTAATAAAAGTAATAAACTCTAGTGCAAAACTACTAGGAATATAGTTAGGGTCATCAGAGTAATCTACCTCTTTTAACCACTCACCTATCTCTTTACGCTTAAACCTACTTACTCCAGTTTTATTCTCCATTAGCGTCACCGCCTGTGGCTTTGACGCTTAAATAAGAAGCCCTTAATGCAAAGTTAATAAACCATATTAATAAGATAACTAACCATAAAATACTATCTTTTAGATCATAGATTATATAAGTAGAAATCATCAAAGCTACTAGTAACTGTGCTTCTGTGTCTCTAATAATATTATTCATCATCGTCTTCATAAACCCTCCTCTCAATGACTTGCTGCTCAGCAGCACCTTTGGCTGTAATAACACCACCTTCAATTAATCTCAATTGTTGTGATGCCATTTTAATTGTGGTTTCTCTTAACTCACTAATAAGGTCATTATCTTTAACACCAATATCAATCTCCACCTTAGCTACTTCTGGTGGTTTGAGTTGAGTCATGATGCTGTTGGCTGCGTCACTTTGAACCTTCTCACTATTAGCATGAATCATTAAATAAGCTTGATGATTAATAGCGTCTTGATAGTGATGTTGGTTAATAATCCAGGAAGGTATAATAGACTGGGCCATTATAAGATTAACCAATTTAGATTTATTATATACAGTGATAATAGAAGACATATCTTTATTAGATAATCCTCTTCTTAACATATCTGTATATCTATCAGGGAAGGTCTTCATGTAGGAATCTATATTAGTATTCCCCATGAGTTTATGGGTGGTGTATTTAACTGCACTTAGGTAATCAGTTATTTTAAATCTACCTTCATTTAAGATATCTATATAACTGAGAAAGTTATCTCTATAAGTCTCCTGTAAATCTGGATCACTTAGAGTTGTATTTATAAGATCTAGGAGTTCCTGATTCAAACTGCTCTTAAACTTATCAGGTAGAGCTCTTTCTAGAACTTCTGTGGATAACGTAGTCATGTCTCTCCTACGAGATTATAAGTATTGTAGACAGACTACCTTATGGTGGGATTAGTACCAAAATTATTTCAGAATTTTAGGGATACTTATAGGGATTCAACTTTTCATCAACTTTTTCAAAATTATAAAAATACTGTGTGAGTTTAGTGGTTCTTACTTCCAGATCCAAAAACCCAAACTACCCCCCCTCACTTTCCATCTAAATTAATGATTCTTACTCACTTTCCACAATTCAATACATTGCCAGCAAGCTGACAACTCAAAGAGTTCTATCTATCTAACAGATGGAGCTGACGCTCTTGGTGTAGACAACAATCCGTTGTTAACTCAAGGAGTAATATCATGCAAGCATTCACCGCATTCTTATCAGCACTCATGTCTATCTTTGGCGTTGTAAACAAAGCATCTAAGTCATTAGAAATTGTCGCAGACCAGACCATGTTAGGGCTAGCTCAGTCTCGTAACGAGGCAGCTACTAAGTACAAGATATTCATGGATTCAGATGCAGGTATGCCAGAGAAAGATGTCAATCAAATCATCAATGATCTCATGGATTCATAGCTATCAGCTATCACTCTTCGGAGTGGTAGTTCTACTACGACACAATGTACTACGACACAAGACACAAGGCTTGGACAGGACAGGTACACTAGCGTAGCTTACAGGTTCTTGACAGATCCATCTTCTGCGGGAGACTGTACTTACTACTCTGTCCAATCCTAGCCTACCTATCTAAACAGATTAACCTGACGGTTTTGGTGTAGGACAATCTTGTTCTTCAATCAAAGGAATACCATCATGGCACGTTTAACCTCAAATAATACCAATACTCCCACTACTAACAACAGTGACCGTACTCCAGCTAAACATTACATCAATCTATACCGTAAAGGTTCAGTAGCTCCAGTTGACCAGATTGGATTTATGATTATAGATGATCAAGACGATATCATTGAGAAATGTCAAGCTAACGAGAAGTTTGCACAAGCAGCATTTGGTTCAGCCATTGCAGATGCTTATTACCGTGAAGCAGGAGTTAGTTCTAAAATTAAAACAGAACTTGACCTAGATTCAATTATGGCATCTATTGCATAACCTGATACTAAACTGACTACTGACTACATACCTTCGGGTGTGTGGTCATTCTTTTATCTATCAATCATTAAGGAAATACCTTATGAAAACATATAGCGTAATAACACGTTGTGGTGTCTACACCCAGTACAATGCTCTATCTACATACGAAGCATCTAGTCTAGCTCGTGCTGATGGCTGGTGTGTACTAGTAGTTATCCCTTTACTAGTTAAGGAGTAGTACATGCTCGTATTAATATTAGTAGTCTTTGGTGCATTCCTACTCACTCTAGGGATAGCAGCATACTTCACTGACCCTAAATAGATAACCACAATCAATACACAAAACACCGTGTATTGCTCTTTAAGGCAATGGTGACCACGAAAAGATGTGGTCAGTTATATTGCCTGAAGGGAACAGACACTACTAGAGATCAGACAGTACCTATTGCTCCACTGGCCCTGACGGGCTTGGGGTGGTACTTATCTAATTAAATATGGGGCATTTGTGCCCCTTGTGTGCGATTAAATCATTAGGAAATAGTATGACACCCACATTAGAAAGCCAAGCAGCTGAAATTAGAACCAAGCACTATACAGATATTATCAAGCATTTAGACCAACTAAACCTTGAACACAGTCCTGAGGAAATTAGTAGTATCTATATGGTACTAAGTCCAGGATACACGGTATTAGATGTAGTAGTAGCCTACGCTAGAACAGTACGTATTAATAACTTAATAACTTAATAAGGTAATACTTATGAATACTAAAGCCAAAGAGATTAAGAAACAGAGAGAGTATATTAAATCTCACCTAGATCTAATGGGACTTACATATGATGCTATTGATATCACATGTATTCGTGAAGCACTCTCAGAAGGTTATAGAGCTATTGATGTGGCAGTAGAATACGGTAAACACTATCGTAGTAAATATAACATTGTCACTTCATATAGAAACAAACATAAAGGGTGATATATGTATGATAAGTCAAAATCAGGTAGAACATCTACTACATAAACAGCATGTGAAAGAGGCAGTAAGACTAGAGTTAGTAGAAGACTTAATGACTCATATAGACCATGCAGTCCTAGTACTAAAAGACTGGATGATGGAGACAAAGTGGGGCAGTCATGAACGCAGAAAAGATGCTATTAGATATCATCACCTAGAGGATATAGCAGTAGAAATATTCACTACTATTACTCTCCACTGTAGTAAAGGATTGCCACTAATATCAGTGGGTGGAATGGTTAACTTATCTCATGACCTTACCAAATTAGATAACATACAACTGGTATGTGACTTAATAGCTCTATTAGTTCCTGTAGGGCTATATGGGCTTGATAAGAGTATTGGTGGTACATACATCATACAATCACTGGTAAAGCCTTCTGACGAGCTACAGAGACAGATATACGTGGGATGTTATCTACCTCCGATGGTAGAAAGACCACAACTACTCACTAGTAATAGTGAGAGTGGTTATAAGACCATCAATAAGGACACAGTAATCCTAGGTGGTAGGGATAACGACCATTCAGGGAATATCAGTCTAGATGTAATCAATACTATGAATGCTAATGAGTATGTACTAGATACATTCATAACTGACATGACTAAACCATTTAATAAAAAGGAGATAGCTGTTAATGAGTTAGCAAGAATGTCACACAAAGATAGGGAGTCTTACCATAATAGTATGCTCACTTATGACCGTTACTTAGAACAGTTTAATCATCTTAAGAATATCATCAAAGACAGGACAGTTTACCTAACCCACAAACCCGACAAAAGAGGGAGACTATACGCACAGGGTTATCATTTTAATACCCAAGGAACTGGATACGAGAAGGCCAGTTTTAACCTAAAGAAGAAAGAGTTAATAACGGGAGAGTTATAATGGAAAATGTATTCTATGGTGTAGTTAGTGGTACAGGTAAATTCGTACTAAATATAGATAGAGGTATGTCATCCAGTAATAGAACCATCATCATGCTTGATGTGGCACCCAGTTCAGCTACATTCTTAAATCAAAAGGAATTGGCCCAAGAATTAAAAGATATGTGTGAGGATCGCTTCCCATATGACTCATTTGAAATTAGAGAATTAAAGTATTAAGGAGAATTATAATGATATTCACTAGGAAAGAAGTAAGAAAACTATATAAATTAAAAACACATAATATCTATCCTGTAGGTATAGATGGGAAAGTGACAGCCTATGTCTCATTTCCATTACACGATAGGGATGTAACATTCTTAACACGTGCTAACTCAGAGTGGATGTTAAACCTAAAGCTGTTCTTCTCACACTCTGCTTATATCACTATATTAAGACAACAAATGAATGAGAGCTATAGCCGTTAGGCGGTAGCTCGTACCCACACATATTAAGGAGTATCTTTATGGCTACTATATGCTACCCAACATTTTATACAGCGTTAGAATCCGCAGGTGTGACAGTCAACGTTATCCTTAAGGACACTACTACATGGCAAGTAGAAGTACTTACTACTTATCATGTAAATAAGCAATTTATACTGTCCATGCAATTCTCAACTGACTTCACACCCTCAGAAGTTTTAAATGATAAATCAGTAAAACTAAAATTATCAAAAATGTTTTCAGTTAGACCTTTTGAAGGCTTCTGCATTAGTTAAACCAATACATAAAGGAAAATACCTATGTTTAATGAATACAATCCAATGCAGTACCTAGCCATAGACATCGCAAATTACTTCGGACATGACAAAATGGAGTATGAAGATCGTATTGAATGGGTCAAAAAGAACATAGACGATTTAGAATTGCTATCTACTATAGCAGATGAGCCTTATCTATATATGAAAGCAGTCAATGCTTTAAGACAGACCCAACAAGGTCAGGAAGTAGGTCACACAGTAGCCCTAGATGCTATCTGTAGTGGCTTACAGATAATGTCAGCAGTAATGGGTTGTAAAGCAGGTTGTACGCTTACAGGGCTTGTACTACCTAATAAGAGGACAGATGCTTATACTCTACTAACACAGTCTATGAATGAACATATGGACGAAGACATTGAAATATCAAGAGCTGAGGCTAAGAGTGCGGTAATGAAGGGATTCTACGGCTCTGTCAAGGTCCCTAAAGAGATCTTTGGGGACTTACTACCACAATTCTTTGAAACCCTTGAGAGAGAGTGTCCAGGAGCTTATGAGTTACTAGAGTTACTACGTAATGCTTGGAATCCAGATGTAGATATAAACTCATGGGCATTACCTGACGGTCATCAAGCAGTAGTACCAGTTACTACTACAATAGAAACTAAAGTACATGTAGAAGAACTACGATATACACCAGTAGTTAGGGTACAAGTCATTGAGTCTACAGAAAAGGGTGTATCCCTTATATCTAACGTAGTACACAGTATTGATGCCTATGTATTACGTACACTTATTAGACGTTGCAACTACTCACCACGTAAGCTTAATGATGCATTAAAGTATTTAAAGACAGCTTATATTTCTAATGAAGAGTCTGTTCAATCACGTAGATATGAAGAGACTAATATAGTTGATATGACTATGTTAGATGAAGTAGATATACGTACTATGGCTACCTACCCACCTGCTATGCGTGCAGCACTTATACGTATGATTGAGATGAGTTTAAAACATAAACCTTTTGAAATCATTACCATACATGATAGTTTCGCATGTTCACCAGTTAACTGTAATCAAATGAGAAGAGTATACGCAGATATTATGGGTGATCTAGTAGAGAGTACTATCATTGATGATATCTTAAACCAACTGTATCAGTCTGATGCTGTAGTAGAGAAGCGTGATAATGTTCAAGAGCTTGCTACTATCGTTAGACAATCCAACTATGGAATATCCTGATATGAAATACCCAAAGATAGGTCATGTATATATTAGTGTAAAGTATGGCTCAAATGTTCGTGTCTTGTTCATAGAGGATATGGAAGTAACGTTTGAGTACTTACCTGAAGGTGTATCAGATCATTGTATTGTAGAAGAATTCAATAACAGATATAAACCACTCTAGTTAAACTATGGGGCATTCTGCCCGTGTTTGGATTAGGTTAGTGTAATACTAATCTAATATACTCCAATAAATACCAAGGAGATTTACAATGAAAGATTCAAACTTTTATGTGACAATAAAAAACCATTTCAATCGTTCAGATATGGAGAAATCCCAAGCTAGGAAAGAAGAGTTAGACGATATTATGAATGATATGGATATTGTACCCTACCCATATAACGATGAATCTTGGGTAGGTATTCAATACAACGAAGGTTGGGACGGTTAACAATAACTAAAACTAATAAAGCCACTCATTTGAGTGGCTTTTTCTTTTTCACCCCAGGAAACACTATGGAAACCATACTTAACCTTACTCGCCATAAAGCTACAGAAGATCAAAAAGCTGTAGGTATCATAGATCTACCTCATGAGTATATTAGTAGAATTAATGCTCTTGGTACTTTTCAACCTATACCTACAGTTACCCAACTAATTGAACGTGCTAATGATATTGTTTTTGTACTCCAAGAGTACATACGTATATCTGGTATGTATAAGGTAGACAGTATCATGTTGGGTGGCGCCCCTTACTTTAATGCTGTACTAGATAAGGTACTAACTATTAATGGTTTTAGGCCTTGTTATCCATTTACATTTAAACAGTCTCAACATAGCGTTGAGAATAATAAAACAGTATCTACTACTGTCTATAAACATATGGGCTTAGTCCATACATCTTAATAAATGAGGAACTACCATGTCAGACAGTTTAGTACTATCTCGTGAAGAATTAACCAAACGTCTAAAAGAAGCAGAGGAAGAAATCAAAACTTTAAAAGGTGAAGGAAAAACTGAAGAATTAGTAGGTCCTACTTTCTGTGATTACTTATTAGAAACTGAAGGTATTGTTCTTTGCTCAGTATCTGACATTAATGAGAACGTTGTTGACTTAAGAAATATCGCTTTCGTTACTAGTAGATTAGAGGATTCTCCATATAAGTATGAGACATATGACGATCCCTATCGTTTTGCCACTCCACTAAATACTGATGGAACTAGGCGTGTGTATGAGAATCAAGATACCGTTAGCTTAACTGGTACATCTCTTGCTGAATACCTTATTAATACTAATCAAGCTCCATTTTTCTCTTTCGTTAGTGATACGAGTGACTCTGTAGCTATCATGAATGGGGCAAGGAATACAGTAGTAGGATACAGCCATAGCAGCATTCATGAGTTTCTGACTTGTGGCTGCTCTTGGGACTATGCTGTACCTGTAGATTCTTTTGGTAAACCGCTTACTCTAGAAGTACCTGTTGCAGTAGTAACTAAACGTACTATCTCAGGTATGGAACTTCTCAGTTATTTATTAGACAAAAATATGTATGAGGATAGTATACGTTGTGCTGTTTCAGATATATCCGAAGAGCGGTGTAAAAGACCTTCACGTACGTTCTGTCCTCAGAGCGTACTATCTATGAATACTGAGGATACATTACCTATCCGTACTACTAATTCTGAATGGAACTATGCTGTTCCTTTAAATGAAGATAACTCCATCCGCTATTTAGAAATCTAATTAAGGAGACAACTATGAGTACTGTTATAAGCAGATCTCGTCCAAGTATTGAGCCTGTTTATAACTGCTCAGACTTGTTACTACAATACGAAAACGATTTAGAATTTGCTAGTGAACACGACTTTCAAATGTTAGAGCATCGTATTGAAGTTATCACTTCTCTTATTAACTGTGGGATTGATTTTACATCCATCTCTCAGCTTAACCAAATTCATTAAAACTGACATCTAACTACTTCCAAAAACCAATTTCATACTGGATACTGTCTGATACCTAACTCAAGGAAAAAACCATGAAACTTACTCAAGAAGAGAAACAATTCTTAGTTGATTTACATCTTAAAGATGGTCTTACATATGAGGAAATCTCTAACCGTTTTTCAGTCACAGTTCAATCTGTTAAACGTGCTTTAGCAGATATGAATATCATTGATTTGTCTTGGTATAAGACAGATGCTCAACATGAATTACTCTCTCTATTACGTATGGGTGGAATTACAACTGTAGCTCAATTACGTAAGTATCGTTTAGTTGAACGCTAATGGACATTTCTCAATTAGCTACTATGATCCTTAAAACCAATGGATTTACTATAGATCATCATCTCAGCGCTGAACAAAATGCGTATAGAGCTCTTAATAGTTATACACGCGTTACTCAATCTTCTTATAAACGATCACTAAGTGAACCTCCAGAAAGTACTAAACAAATGATAAAATATTTAAAAGTTATGCATCTTGATCCTCATTCACCTCTTAAGAAGGAACTAGAAGATCAGATTCGTATGGCTCTTATCAATAGGATAATCTAATGACTAATCCAATAATGGAATACCTAGCTCTATTAGCAGTCAAAGGATACACAAATGCAGACTACTCTGATAAGAGTATAGAGACTGCTGCTGTTTATGCCTTACAGGATCTAGATAATGAACTTAGAATATCTATTGATTTATTAGAAAGACTTCCTGAGCCTCATCTTAATGAACTACTCCATCTTCAGTATTCTTTAAATGAATTCTCAGGGGACGGTCTTACTAATCTTGTTATAGATGGTTTAAAAGTCCATCAAATAAATAAAATACTTTAATAAGGAAAATACTATGCAAGTTACTATCTCACAAGTTAAACCACATATTGAAATGCTGTGGGATGCTAAGAAACCTATCTGCCCATTCCTGCATTCATCTCCTGGAATTGGTAAATCTTCTATTGGAAGACAGCTTGCCAAGAAACGTAACCTTAAGTTTATTGATCTACGATTAACTGATATGGACCCCAGTGATTTTAATGGGCTTCCTGGCTTCTCAGAAGGTGTAGCTAGTTTCATCCCATTTGATACTTTCCCATTAGAAGGTGACCCTATCCCTGATGGTTATGACGGTTGGTTGGTGATGCTTAAATAATCGGGCTTTCATACAAGTAATTGTATGTCAAAAGTTACCTAAACAGGGAAACTCTCATTTAATTGTATTATGGTTGGTTACTCGTTATACTTGAGTTCAACTTACTAATACAAAGAGACAATCCTGTGCTAAATAATGAAATTTGGAAAGACGTTCAAGACCTACCTTATAATGTATCTAATTTAGGAAACGTAAGAAGATGCCCTAATTCTAAATACAAGTATAAAAACAGGAATTACGTAAAACCATATACCAATCACAGAGGGTATTTATGTATCAACTTATACAGAAATAGTAAAGTACATAAATTCCAGATTCATCGCTTAGTAGCTTTAGCTTTTGTATCTAATCCTTTGAATAAACCTGTTGTCAATCATAAAGACGGAAATCAACTTAATAACTCACCTACTAACTTAGAATGGGTTACACAGTCTGAGAACTGTCAACATGCCTGGGATACAGGACTTCAAAAAAACAGATTCACTAATGCTAGTAAGAAGCGTAAAAACAGCTCTTCACAGTACGTAGGTGTTTCATGGTCTAAGCAGAGGAACAAATGGTGTGTATGTATTGGGTTCAAAGGCGAGACCATTCCTCTAGGAAGATTTACTTGTGAAAAACAAGCTGCTAAAGCTTATGATGAATATGTAAATAGTAATAATTTACAGCAATTTGGATATGCGACAAATTTCATTTAAACGCCAAACGACCATCCCTGAAATGGGAGTACAACATAAGCTAATGATGTTGGAAACGGTAACGACCCTAAGAACTTTAGGGTCTTGATATGGTCTTCTCTGCATGGCGACATGTAGCAGTTCATTTACGTAAGTAATGAGAACGTATGTAAGTGTTGCGACTTATATAGAAAACAATGCGATGAATTTAACTCAGCTAAACAGTCTACTCAGGCTGCTGCTTATAAATTCACACTAGATCATATGATTGGACAGCATAAACTTCATCCTAACCTATTCAAATTAGCTGCTGGTAACATGGATGATGATAATGCGATTGTTAATCCTATGAGCACAGCACTGATTTCACGATTCGCTCACTTCTATTTAGAATTAAACCATAAAGAGTGGATGGAATGGGCTGCTGGCCACATTGATATTCGTATCACTTCATTTATTGGACGATTCCCTAAATACATCTATACCTTTGATCCTGACGCAACAACTCCGTACGCTTGCCCACGCACTCTTGAAATGCTATCTGATACAACTGATGGTAAAAAGCTAGACAGCACTCACAAGTCCCTTGTGAGCTCTTTATTAGGTGAGGGTGTTGCTACTGAGTTCCTAAGCTTCTTAACACTTTATAAGAGCTTACATAGCTTTGAGGACATTATTAATGATCCAGAAGGTCTTGAAATCAGCTCTAACATGAGTATTCGTTGGGCTATTATGGGCCTAATCGCTCATAACATCCTCCCAGAAAATGCTAAAGCCTGTGCTGTTTACCTTGGTCGCTTCCCACCAGAGTTACAGATCTGCGCATTAAGAGAGATCAAAGCTCGTCAGCCTAATCTACTTAAAAAGGAGCTTAAGGATTGGATACTTAGCTTAGCCCGCCATATTTACTAGGAACTTCCTATGGAAATTAGACGAATAATAGTAGATTTCGTATTCTCAGAGGTCACCTTAACTGGTGACCTTTCTGTAGAAGAGTTCGTTAAAGAAAAACTACTAGAAGTGTATGAAAAACATAGAATTGCCGTGGAGGTTATGGAATATCATGAGTACCATGAATCTGCTACCTTTGAAGATATTAAATTTCATTATCACAGAATGGGAAGGTTCATAGATAAATTTAATCAAATAGAAACAGAACTACTTAATTTATGTATTCAAAGGGTTCTTCTTAACTCAATAGGAGAAATATTATGACGGAACAAGAAAAAGAGTTTATTGAGAGGGTCTTTTATGATGCTTATAAATCTCCCATAAATTCGTATGAAGACTGCGTAATTGATAGATTCAGACTATACCATGTGACGAGAGACCCAAGAAATAAATCAGAGTATTCTGATTGGTTAGGTAAGCTTTTTTCAGTAGGTAGTAGACCTAGTATGTCAAAGGAATATATAGATTTAGCCATATCTATTATGAAATCAAACCAATTAACAAGGGAACTGTTGTGAGCAGTACTACCTATTAAAATACATTAAAGAGAACTTATGATAAATTTACCTAGGAACTCCATACCTACTGATGAGGTACTTGTTTATACCATAATGCTCTATTACACATCAGATTTAAATAATAAGGATCCTCACTTCTCTATTTGCCAGTGTATTACTCAATATTCAACACATCTTAATACTGTATTAGAATTTAATCAAAACACTAGTATACTTACTTCTGACCTTCGTAAAGTTATGCGGAATACCAAAAGATATCTCAGACTATCTAACCATGATTCAAACTCATCACCTCTATATCGTGCATTACGAGATGAGATACTACTCAAAAAAATAGAAGAAATAATATGACCCATTCAACAGTAATTCCTAGTGATTCAGAGCTAGTTAAAATTATAATGGCTCATAGGTATGAAGTAAATATGACTAATGCACCTCCAGAAATTTGTGCTTCTTTTTTACTGACTCATTATGATAGATGTACTAAGTCAGTACTCTTATATGATAAAAATAATCCCATCCTTTCTAAAAGTTCTAAAGCTTCTTTAAAAGCAATTTCTGAATACTTAACCTACACTATAGAACGATCTAACCTTCATATATTATTAATAGATGAATTCAAATTATTAGCATTAGATAAAATCCTATAAGGAAAATACCATGTATCTCCAAGAAGATTTAGACCGTGCATTGTCTAAAGCAAAAATTGACATGATGAAAGCCAAGAATACTACTTTCGTATCTACTGTCATGTGCTCTTTAGAAGTGTTTTATGATGACACCATCCCTACTGCTTGTACCAATGGTAAATACATTAAATTAGGGACTAAATTTTTCATGGATTTACCTGAAAAACAACGTACCTTTCTTCTTGCTCACGAGACTATGCATGTAGTTTATCAGCACATGCTGCGCCGTGGTGATAGGGATCCTATGAAACATAATGCAGCAGCAGATTATGTAATTAATCTTGAGCTTGTTAACCAAGGTTTAGTTATGCCATCTGTAGGTTTAATAGATCCTGTATATGAAGGGATGTCTACTGAAGAGGTCTATGAGCTATTGCCCGATTCTATTGATAATCCTATGGATGGTGACCTAGAAGAGGGGGATCCAAATGAATCTTCTGAAACAGCTTCAGAAATTCAAGATATGATTGTACGTGCTGTTCAGATAACTGATATGAGGGAAGCTGGTGGTTCTGTTCCCGAATCAATCAGACGTATGATTATACAAATGGCTAAACCAAAAGTTAATTGGAAGGTAGTCCTAAGAAGATTCATGATGGCACTAGATAAGAGTGATTATTCTTGGGCCCGTCCTAATAAAAGGTTTACAGATATTTATATGCCACATATCAGGGATGAAGAGAGTCTTAGTAAAATTAGTTTTGCCATTGATACTTCAGGCTCTGTTTCTGAAAACCAATTTACTCAGTTTATATCTGAAGTACATGGTGTATTCAAGACAACCACACCCAGAGAATTAGAGCTAATACAGTTTGACCACATACTACAATCCGTAGATTCAATTAAGAGTATTAATCAACTATCTAAAGTTAAGTTTACAGGACATGGTGGTACTTACCCTGAAGTAGTTATTCAGCACTTTATCACTAGTAAATCAGAAGCCCTCATCGTATTAACTGATGGTGGATTCCATACAGAACAATTAACTAAACCTAGGCAACCAGTTATATGGGTTATCTTTAATAACCCTGATTGGAAACAGCCATACGGTAAGGTTATCCATATAAATATAAGGAATTAAATATGGCAAATAAATATATTTACCTAGAAAACACCCCTTTACGTTTTGCAAGATACGGTTCATACGTGGTTATAAAAGATTTAAATGATAGTAACTGTGTAACCATACATAAAAATGAATGGTTAAGCATTACTGAAATAGTTAATGAATTATTTAAGGATAGGGCATGATTACTTTAAACCAAGATCAAACAGAAGCTAGAGATGAGCTAGTTAATTTTATTAGAGACGATACAGATAATCGTATTATCCTCACAGGATCCGCTGGAACTGGAAAAACCGTTACTATCGTACAAGTTATGAAAGATATACGAGACAGTAATGCAGGAATCCCTCTAGACTGGTTCTTCACAGCAACCACCAACAAAGCCAAACAAGCCATTCAAATCAACTTACCTAACCAAGAAGTCAGTACTATTCATTCACTTTTAGGGTTAAGACCCTATAGAGGAAATCTTATCAAGTCACAAAATGCTAGAGATAAGCTAGGAGATAGAAAGTGTGTTCTAGTAGTAGATGAGTGTTCATACATTGATAAAAAACTATTAAAATTTATTGATGAGATCAGTGACAAGATTAAAGTTATCTTTATTGGTGATCGTAATCAACTGACACCAGTTAAATCTACTACTTGTCCAGTATTTGAACAAGGGTATGATCTCATTACTCTTACAACACCAGTACGTCAAACCAAGGCACCTAAAATTGCTGCTATTTGTAATAAGTTCAAAGCATTCATTGAATCTGATGGCGCAATACCATTCCCGCTCATAGAGTTAAGTGATGAGATTATTCGTATCTCTTCTGAAGAGTTTCAGATAATGACTGAGAAGGTATTTATCATTGATGAATCTCTTACACTACATCACCGTGTACTAGCAGGAACCAATAATGTGGTTAATCATCACAATACTCATTTATTTGGTTTGGCCAATGGCAGAACTGAGTTAGTTGCTGGAGATACCGTAGTAAGTAATCATTATGTTAAATCTATTAAAACTGATGAAGAAGTTATCATTGAAGGTAAAGCACCATACAAGTCTCATATACCTGACTGTAATGGCACCACGTTCTTCTTAATGACCATGAAAGCCTCAGTTGAAGTATATGTACCTGATAGTCCTAAGAAGGCTCTAAAGGCCATTGAGGACATTCTAGATGCTGATGACCATTTGGATAAGGAAGAAGCTTCTTACTTATATGATTCATTAGCTGATTTACGCCCTATGTACTCGTCTACAGTACACAAATCTCAAGGTAGTACCTTTGAGACTGTTTACATTGACTTGGGCTCCTTGAGCCATGTACGAAGTCCTGTAGCTCTAGCACGACTACTCTACGTAGCCATTTCACGAGCCAGCAAACAAGTGGTTCTAACAGGTGACATCCAATGAATGAATTAAAATATAGATTTGAAACCATTACTGTTGGTGATGGTGATCCAGAAGTAACAGTAAGCCATGAGTTTGAAAGTTTAATGGCTATGATAACAAGATCAGATGGTGAAAAGATTCATATCCATCCTGAGGAACTTCATATGGCTTCAGAAGCAATGAAGACACTTGAACGTTACAACGGTTATATTAATCCACCAGAACCAGAGGAGAATGGATAATGGGACAGTATCACTTGATTTATAATAAAACGAAGAAGCAGTTATTAAATCCACATATCTTAGATAATGGATTAAAGCTCTTAGAACAGGTTGGTCATCCAACTTCTACTTCTACACTCTTATTTATACTACTTGCTAATAGTAATGGACGAGGTGGAGGTGATCTTAATAGATTAGAGTACCCTCTGGATGAGCTTGTTGGTTGTTGGGCGGGTGATGAAATAGTTGTCCAAGGAGATTATGCAGAAGAAGGTGATCGTGCATTTATCTCAGAAAAAGAGATGGAAGAATACTCAGATGTATCTAGGGACATGTTACCTCTAATGGAAGTAATTAAAGAAAAATTTAATTAATTCTTGACAGACTTTCAAATCACCGTTAAACTGCATTTGTCTCTTCCACTCAAAAAACATAACCTTAACCCCAACACCACTACCCTATACTAGTCTCTATTAGCAGTACACAAGTACGTCAGTACTTGTGTACGGAAGGAACTAGTTACTTATAGTCTCTTATATTATATATATATAAGGGACTTTTTTGTGCTTATAAGGAAATACTATGAGTAAGCCTAAACCCTTTCTAATGATTATATTATCCTCTATATTTAAGCAGTCTCGTAAAGAAATAACCCACCAGTATCAATCTATTTACTCAGCTCAAAAAGAACAATCAGGATCCCCTAATTATTTTTATGGTGGGAAAACTTATATCCTTATTAAAGGATTATCTGTTAAACCCCTTCATAAAGATCTTAGGTCATGGTTTGATTCTACCTCTACTAATAATATTGAAATTGAGGACTCTTACAAGAAACTTCAATACTTATTATTTGATTTCTTAAGAGATAGTACAGCTTCAGATCTGTATACTCTGTTCCCCAAGGATGCTCATTATTTCCTAGAAGGTGTTATTTACCCAGAGAGTGATTGTAAATTACCTGACTCTGTAGAGGAAATAAGAGACATTATTAGGGAGCAATTACTTAACTCATTACTTTAGGATTATTATGAATCATGCTACTTTTGCAGGAAACTTAGAAGAAGAATACCAAGTGGCTATTCTTATCAAAGAGAAATACTTTAAACCAGATAAGATTAAGAACTATTACGTAGACCCACTTGTAAAGTTAGGAGTTGCTTTAGATCAATTAATTGCATTTGATTTACATTACCCTAACGACAAGGTTACTGCTACACAAGCCAAAAAATACCTCTCCTACCTATTACCAGCTTTAGTTAAACTAGGTATCACTACAGTCTTTGTAGCTGATGCTGCTTACTTCAAAGTATTAACTGGTGAGCGTAAAGCAGAACAACATACAGGATATGTATTACCTTGCTCAGTTAAAGGATTCACTCATATATCTATTTGTTATGGTTTAAATTACGGTGTACTTTTACATAATCCAAATCAGATTCATAAAATTGATATGTCTATTGAGACATTAGCCAATCATATCAATGGTACTCTAGTACCTCTAGGTGAAGATGTTCTGTTAGACCCTCAGTACTATCAGAATACTGACCTTGAAGCCTTTCAACTGGCCTTAGACGGCTTACATAACAAACCTACAATCACTTGTGATGTTGAGACTTATGGCTTAAAACTTAATGAAGGTGGTTTAGGTTCTATTGCATTTGCATGGAATGAGAGGTCTGGACTATCAGCCCATATTAAACATAAAGCTTATGACACCAGTAAAATTCATACCCTTATTAAGAGATTCTTTGAAAGATATACCGGTAAGGTTATCTATCATAATGCAACTTTTGATATCAAACAGATTATCTTTAACTGTTTTATGAAACATCCACTAGACTATAGAGGTATGCTTCATGGACTAGACGTTATGTGTAAGAACATACACGACACTAAGATTATTGCTTACTTAGCTACCAATACTACAGCAGGTAATGAACTTGGTTTAAAAGTACTAGCCCAACCTTACATGGGTAATTGGGGTATTGATGTTACTGATATCTCTAAAATACCAGTAGATGAATTACTAATTTATAATGTAGAAGACTGTGTAGCTACTTATTATGTATTCAACAAGTACTATCCTATGATGCTCAAAGATGATCAGTTAGGGATCTATGAAGAAATTATGTTACCTAGTATTAAGCTTATCGTTCAGATGGAGCTAATGGGTATGCCTATTGATATGGGTCAAGTTAAAGAAACTGAAGCCTACTTATTAAATTTAAGTAATCAGAATCTAGATATTGTCTTAGATAGTAAATATACCAAAGATGCTATTCATACTATACAAGTTAATGCTCTTGCAGATATTAACTCTAAACTAAAAACCAAAGTACATGGTATGGATAAGGTTAATGATATGGTTTTCAATCCTAGCAGTCCTAACCAATTACAAGTACTTCTTTATGAGGTATTACAATTACCTGAGATTGACTTCACCCCTACCAAGAATCCTGCTACTGGTGCTAAGATACTAGCCAAGCTCATTAATCATACTAAGGATGATGAGATTAAGGAATTACTTGAGTCTCTAATTAACTTAAGCCAAGTTGATAAGATTCTTAGCACTTTCATACCAGCATTCAAGGAATCATTTAAAAAAGGTGGATGGCATTACTTACATGGTAACTTCAATCTCAACGGTACACTTTCTGGTAGGATGTCTAGCTCTAAGATTAACCTTCAGAATTTACCATCTGGAGGGAGTAAATATGGAAAAGCGGTTAAATCCTGCTTTAAACCCCCAAAGGGTTATTTATTCGTAGGAGCTGATTTCTCTAGCTTAAATCTAGGCGAACAGTACAGAAATGTATTGTGTTAAATCCTTTGAATTTGGTAGAACTCTCAACGAGACAATACCAAGCGAAACTTGTACTAAGTACTTGGACGTTTAACGACTATCCCATTGGGGAGTAGGGTCAAGTGATCCGAAGCGGAGGACACCTAAACAGGTAATGCTGAAGGTGAAGATATAGTCTGAACTATGTGGTGACGTATAGCAGTGGTTAGCCCACGGTTACAACCTAACGAACTGTAGCGAACATAATTGTAGAAGATAGAATCAATGCTCTACTAACTAAAGATAAAAATAAGATAAAAGTCTACATTGACGGGTATGACGGCCATGCTCTTAGAGCACATACCTATTGGCCTGATAAACTTCCTAATGTCCAACAAGCTACTACAGAACGCTGCTTTGAAGTGAATGGCTTATCCTTTAAAGATACAGACACTATAAATCATGATGGTACTACTTATAGTGCCATTGAATTCTATAACAAGTTTAAGGATATAAAATGATAATTTCTAGACCCGTTAATTTTACCAATAGTCAGGTACATCCTGACGATCAGTTTTACCATGTTAAAAGGTACACCATTGCTTATGCCATTAATCGTAACGGTGAGATGAGGTCTATTTCACCTAACTTCTATGGTAATTCTAGGAAACTAGACTTTACAGGTAAGTTTCCTAGGGTTCATCTTTATTACTTAGGTAAATCATCAAGCGAAAAGGTAGCCCATTTGGTAGCTGAACAGTTTATGGATAACCCCTATAGCTATAAGTACCTAACCTATATTGATGGTAATTTACATAACATACATGCAGATAACCTTTATTGGGATAATCGTAATAGCTCTAAAATTCAATCTACTGTTAGCTACCCTGTTCGTAGCGTTAGTCAGTACACTTTAGATAGTGAGTATATAGATTCCTATGCTTCTATAACTATTGCATCAGAAAGGACAGGTGTTACTCATCCATCTATTGTTAAGTGTGCCAAAGGTAAATTAAAAACTGCTGGTAATTTTATATGGAAATACTCAGATACTTAAACATAAAAGGAAACAGTATGAAAACATATACTTTTAAAATATCAGAAACTTGGAATGTAGAACGAACATTTTCTGCTAACTCTGCGGAAGAAGCTTATGATGATGCTCAAACATACCAAGATACTTTTAATATGGATTTAAGGGAAGCTACGTATGATGGTGGAAATGTGACTTTAATTAATGAAGAAGGCAATTAAAATATGAAAACATATACAGTATTAATTGAAGAGACTTCTTCAAAGACAGTGGAAATTGAAGCAGAATCAAGGGATGAAGCTTGGAACATGGTTTCAAATGAGTGGTCTGATGAGAAGTATGTCTTAGACTCTGGTGATTTCCAGCATGTTGAATTCTTTATTCTAGGAGATGAATCATGAATAAGTATGAAGTATTAATATCAGAGAATAAAGAAGGAACTATCATTATTTATGCTGATACTGAAGATGAGGCAAAAGATAAAGCCATGGAATCTTTTAATAATGAGGACATTAGAATGTTCACTGAGAATATTGAATGCTTTGTATACGGGGATCAGCCATGAAAACTTTCATTGTAGAAAATACATGGAATACTCATAGGGAACAGGGATGGGGTAATGGTTACTTAGTCTTGCCGCCATCTAGTCCTTGGTATGGTGTTAGTTGTGAGCATATCCCTGTATCAGTCCATGGTGGCCTTAATTGGTCTAGTATCTCTTCAGACATGAGAGAAGAAGTAATACATGATGATATACCTAATGATCATTGGATAATTGGTTTTCATACATCTCATTATGGGGATACTCCTATAAACTGTGGTAAAGATTATGTAGAATCAGAAACTTCTAATCTGTACAATCAAATGCTGGTTTTAAACCAGTATAAAGTAGCTGACAGTTGCTTAGTAGCTTACTGCCCTCACTGTAATCTTCCTAATGATGTTGTACCACAATCTGATTGCTCACAAATGAATTATCTTCACTGTATTGAATGTGAAAATAAATTCTACTATAGGGAAACCTAATGCAAATAATTCACTACGGTACGTATGACCAGTACACAGAAATTCAATCACCAGCAATGACTGCTTATTCATCTACTGCTTTTGATATCATTCAAAATAATTTAATAACTAGTCTTGAACAAGAAATTGAAACCCTCTCTAATGATATACATTATAAGTGGGCCATTAAAGAAACAGAGTATGCTCAACGTATTCTTACTTCTGTCCGTAATGCCACCACTTTAGAGGACTTTACTAATAATGGTATGGTTCACTATGATGTCATCCCTTTAACGGGTAGTTTTGATAAGGAGACATAATTATGGAGATTCTCATTACAGGTGATATTAATTCCATCAATGAAATCTCTCTCAAAGAATATAACGTATCCCAGATCAACAGCATTGTTAAGGACTCTAAAAGTGTACGTGATGCTTCTAAAGAACCTACCTTTTTACTTACGTACGGAGGATCCCACATAGGACTTATGAAGAATTGTGGTTTTACAGAGTATGAATCCAAGTCCATCTTTCAGAATTATCACACACTCTATAAAGAGTCTGCTGATTGGACTGCTCGTAAACTACAAGAGTGCTGTGAGTTGGGATATGCCACTGTAGCATTTGGCTTAAGGGTAAGAACCCCTGTACTAGCCAGATCTATTCTAGGTAATAGTGCTACAGCTACTATAAGCTCCTCAGAGGCTCGTAGCGTAGGTAATGCTATCTCAGGTCAGAGTTATGGCCTATTGAATAATAGAGCTGCTGTAGCGTTCATGGAGAAGGTCTGGGTATCTGAATATCGTTATGATATATTCCCCGTCTCTTTGATTCATGATGCTATCTATTTAATGATTAAAGATGACCTACATGTACTTAAATGGGTCAATGACAATTTGATAGAAGAAATGAGCTGGCAAGAACTTCCTGAGATCGCCCATGACAAGGTCAAACTAGAATCTGAGATGGATCTGTATCACCCTTCATGGGCAACGCCTATAACCCTACCTAATGGACTTTCTACGTCTGATTTAAAGGAACACTTAAGCTTAGCCTTAAATAAGTAACTAAAAACCCCTCTGTAACAAGGTATGTGCTAACTTCACATTACTTTTGTTTACATTGGAGTTAGGTTTATGTGGCATAGAGATCCAGCTAAATACGATCAATTTCCAGGACAGGATAATATCATTGTAGGTAACGGAGAACTGGTTGCCGTATTTACTGATAGAGGTAAAGGTTGGATTACACTTAACAATGAAGTCATTCATTGTAAAGAAGACGCATTAGCTTATGCTTCAAAAGTAGATGAGCTAATATCATTTAACAGGCAACGAGTTGCCAAATCAAAGGTAAAATATTAATGATGAATCCAGTATTATGTGTAACACGCAAATCTTTTAGTGAAGTAATTGGTATGCCTCCTAAAATTAAAGGTAATAATGTCTATGACTTTAATATGGCTGAAGTAGACGAAAAACATTTTCATTTTCTTTCTCGTGAAGTAGCAGATAGTAAAAATCCTGATCTATTCAGGATTGCTCAACAACTTCCTCAAGTTCTTCCCTATGTACTGATCAGTTGTGGTGATCAAATCCTAACTTACTCTAGAGCTAAAGGTGCTGAAGATCGTCTGCATGGTTCTTTGTCGTGTGGTTTTGGTGGGCATGTAGATATTGGTGACATTGATTTGAAGAACTTTAATCTAACACCAAGTATCATGCGTGAACTTGAAGAAGAGTTACGTCTTGATTTAACTAAACCATTTCAATTCATAGAGAATTATATACTCTTATTGGATAATACTAACCAAGTAGGACAAGTGCATGCTGGTTATGTGTATGCAATAGAGCTTAGTTCTACAGATATGGTTGATCCTGATCCTTCAGAGATTCATTTACCAGAATGGAAAACCCTACCTGAAATGGAAGCAGAGAAACACCGTTATGAGAACTGGTCACAGTCTCTAATTGACGAACTACAAGAAATGCACGTATAAACCATCCAACAAAGAAGAGAGTAAATAATTATGAGTAATACACAAGAAGTACTATTAGACCATTTAGAAAGTGCATTTGATGATATCGCTGTAACTAAAGATTTGAATATGACTGTCATCTCTTTAGTTAAACAAGAAGATAAACCAGTATCGTTTTGGGTAGCCAGTCCTAATAAAGGTGAAGTCATTAAACTTATGACCTCAGCTTTAATCCGTACTATTTTGGAAGAAGATGATAAAGAGCTTAATACTGAAGTAGCTGTTGCAATGCTTGGTATGTTGGATATGGATATGAATGAAGAGTTTATCGGACATGCTACTAAAAGATTAGATGAAGTACGTACCAGTATTCGTGCTGAAGCAGTACAGTAATACTCAAACTATAGACAAAATAAAGCCCATTTCAAGGAATGGGCTTTATAATTAATTCTAACTCAGGAGAGATTATATTATAACTACTTATCAGCAAATAGTAAGATTTCCTTTGCTACTCTTTTTGCTACTAACCATTTCTTAGCATCCCAAGTGGCTAACTCAGATGGATTAGTAATAAAAAATAGTTCTAATATGATTCCACCAGATCTAACAAAAGCCAGTCTACTGTGCTGACCTGAGCCTTCATGCTTCCAACCACCATCACTACCACGTACAGGAATGTCCATAACCTCTGACACAGCCTTACAAAGTATTTGTGATAGTTCTTTATCCTTTGACTGTGCAAGAGCCTCTGTACCCCTAGCAGCTTCACTGTGGAAGGCATTGCAATGAAACTCAATAGCAATATCATCTTTCCCTTTACCTACTAATCGTACAGCTTCTCTTAATGGCTTGTTGTTCATACTAATACCATCAGTCGTAATTCTATAGTTACTATCTCTACGAAGATATAGAGCAACCATATTACGCATATCACGAGCTATATCAGCCTCTTTACGATCATGTTTGTTCACAGCACCTGGGTCAGTATCTGAATGCCCAGCAGAAACTAAAATCATTTTACTTCCTTATATTGTTTTGTCTAATGACCCAACCTAAACCGCCTGTAAATATAACCACAACAGGAATTAAAGACGTTGGTACTAAGTTAGCACTAACACTAGCATCTAATATGTTTATAGCTGCTACAGCCACAGCAGGGAATAACACTGCGTATGACTTATATACTTCTTTCCAATTACTTACCATACTCATTCATCTTTCCTTAATTTGAGAAATACCAGAATCCTTTTAATAAGAGACTGGCCTGTATCATCTACTAAGTCCTGCATGAACTTAGGAGCTGTTAATCTTAATGCATCAATACCTGAAGAGCCTAATAATCCTGTTAGGGATCCTAATACGATATGTAGAATAACTGAATCTAATTCTTTAACCATAAAAGCGTATTCTGCTACAGAACCTGCTACTAAAATTCCAAACAAACTAAATATAATAGTAAGCTCTAAACCATATAACTCCTTATTACTCCTAAAAATGGAAGCTATACCTAATAAGCCCCCTACAAATCCAGCAATCACTTGAGGTACTATAAATACCTGCATTGCTAATATATAAATTTCCATTAATCATTCCTACATTCTTTCCTTAGTAATTCCTCGTAACTGTTTCTATTGCCAAGCTCTAAGCTAGCGATTAGACAAAGAAAAGATATTGAAGAGTAGGTGAAAAATTCCGTATTTAGTAAAAGAGAATCAACTCCAAATAGAAGAGCACAAGAAAACCACACCACACAAGATAATCGTAGTATAAGAACACTACCTATATTTGATTCAAGAGTATCCCTAAACAGTAGCCTAAACTGTGTAATACTTACTAATAACATACCCATCCAAATTACTGGCATGTCTATATATATAAAGTTTCTATAAATCTCAAACCTGCTTGTAAGTGCTTCCGCTATTAGAAACGTCATTGAGAAAAAGAAAGCACAAAGACCATTTAGTAACTCTACACTCTTTGTTGGTAAACCAAATATGAAGGCTCTCCCTTGCCCCAGTTTATGTATAATTCGTTTCATAGAGAATCCATAAAATACCCGTGAATAAAATAACATCCTATATGTAATACTTACTTGGTACATAATATTTATCTAATAAAAAACCCTCACTAGGAGGGTTTCTTATTTATACATTTACCAATTTTGAGAGTAGTCATAACTTAAAGGATCCTCTATGGATCCCATCATTACTTTATGCCATTCCGCTTTTTCATAAATACGCTGAGTATTTAGCATCATTAAAACTTGAAACTCTTTGAATAGTTCAGCCGTCATTTGTATAAAATAACCCTCCATAGTCTTCCACATTAAAGGCTC